CCGAACTATTTGCGTTAAATCCGATTTTACTTGTTTCTTGATAGACTCTATCACCAACAGCAAAACCAGTATTCGATGTTACTGTCAGAACAACACGATCATAGTCGAGAGTTCCGACCCCATTTGCAGAGATTAGATCGGTGCCGATGAAAACCTCTTCTGTATCACCGAGAGTTCCAACGTTAAATCCGGCACCAGATCCAAAGCTAGTAGTTAATGGAACCGCTGTCGTGTTTGTTGTCTGTGTGAACAGTCTTGCATGTTCTGACGCAACATAGTCACCGCCAGCATTTGCAACGGTGTATGTTACAACTGTAGCTTGTGATGTATTCGAGTCGGTATAAAATCTATCCGTCTCTGTAAAGTATCCCTTCACAGGAATAAATGTAAGGTTACCAGTTCCAGTTCCAGAATCATGTGAAACCGTCAGCAGAAGACCCTCAGCGATCTTCTTGCCGGCACTATCATAGCGATAGATTCTGTTACTCACTGGTAATTCGTTGTTATTGGCCGATGAGTACTTCAGTGTGTTAATGAACTTTTTAATTTCATAAACACCAACTGTAAGATTTACTTCAGCCACATTTGCAGAGACTGACGAGTTTGTTGAAACTTCAAGTCTCTGGCCAATTGGGAATGTTCCACGGGCGGAAGTAAGAACAAGTGTATTGCCACCAGGAACTTGTGTGATACTTTGAACTAGGCCACTGCCAACAATCGCCGATGTATTCTTGTACAAGACAGAATCGCCAACTGACAGGGTGCCAGTCTGATCGGTAATAGAAATGGTGTAAACATCAGGGATACCCATCACCTTTCCGCCAATAGTACGATCTTCAATCGTATTGGCGTAAAACGATACAGCGTTTCCGGTTGTATAATAAGTTGTGGTATTCGTAAACACACCATTCACATGTGAGATCATCACTGTGCCATTGGTATCAGTTTGATCTAGATCAATGACCTTGCCGGCCCCAGCTAGTTGACCGTTTGCTGCATAACGGAATAGTGTATCACCAATCGCAAGGTTTGCAGTGGCACTGGTGAATGTGGCATTCACAATTGGCTCTACTGCTTGCTCGAATAGTTTAAAGTATTGGTCGCTATTTGTATTGGCAACTACATTATCAAGGGTAATTACTTTTTCAGAGATGATTGATTCAGAGTCAAGGGTGTATCCGTATCCGCCGTCGATAAAGATGAAATCGACAATCCCGGTCGCTTCGCTTACCGCTTCAACGCGTGCTAATCCGCCAGTACCATTCGTCGATCCGGTAAATGTTACAATATCACCAACACGAAAATCACGGCCACGGTCTTGGATCAATACTCTTTTTACAGAACCAAGTAACTTTGCTCTTTTTGCTCTGTCGTATACCGGTTGATTGTTAACATTCAAGCCGATGAGTTCGCCATTGGTAAACTCGCCTTGTCGACCAGAGATATAAAGCAGATCTACATATCCAGCAGAGGTACGACGGCGAATAAACTTCTCGACAAAAGCCTTTGCACCAGACAGTGCACCGACAACTTGCTTGCCTACATAACTACGTTGTATCTGTTATGAGTAATTTCTAGATATTCTGGTCGTTCCCAAACGCCGTCAGACACACGTAGAATGTTGTCAGCAGGATAGCGTACTTCGGCAGACGTGCCGTATACCAGTTTAAAGAATAGGTCGATAGAACGCTCTGTACCCTTTGAGCGGTACAGGTCAAGCGAGTTCTTGATCAGAAGTTCTTTGTTTGTAGCAGTATCGAACTGAATATTCTTAAGATATTTTTCTTTGAACTGTACAATAAACTCGTCAACTGTCGTATCGATATCACGATAGTCTGGAAGCTTACGAGCTTGATACAGAACATTATTAGCAGTTTCCATCCATTCAAAATATGCTTTGGCGAAAGCAATGAACTGCGGGCCCTCTTCCTTATAGAATGAAGGAAACTGGTTCTCGATGAATGGAGAAATGATTGCTTCTATTTTTTTCATTATTCTCTAATCTGTTCGACAGTGATATTCACATCTGGCTCGATAATATTTAAGATCACGTTCTGGATAGCGGTGATATCACGCGATCTTGGTTCAGCATAGATCTTTAGCGATGTACCAGAATAATTTTGAATATTGAAGTTATTTAATCTAACCACGCCGGTGTCATAATCAACAGTTCCGATATCAACAATCTTCTTATGATTTGCCCCAACTGGTGTCACGATTCGAACAACGCCGTCGCCGTTGTCTTCTAGAACACAGTTTTGGATTCCGGTATATGTGAACGGTGTTGAAGTAATCGCATGAACGTCAACAATAGGATGTTCATCGCTCAACAAAGGAATCTCTTGAGTCAGAGGGCACTTGAAATCAATAGTTAAGTTCAGAGGCACACCAAGTTCTGGTGTCAAGTACTTTACAAGATTGATGTCGGTTTCATTGCTGATGATGCTAGCGTCTGTAGCATCAATTGCTTGAACTAGCTTCGAGTATCTGAAAGTCTTCGAGAAGCTATTCAGGCTTGTCGAGGCATAATTCAGAATAGAGTCGATAACGAATGCACGAAGATCTTCTGGATTCTGCCCAGTTCTGTTGATATTGTATCTTACCGTGCTATCGATCTTCAGGTACGTGTAATCCGGAGTAATAAACAGCGGCTCCATCGCTACCGAAGAACGTGAGCGAAGGAATCTCTTGTACTCATCTTCTTTGATCTTTGGTAGACCATCGACATCTGTCAGGTCAACCGAAACGAAGATGCGACCATACTGCGGAGGTGTAGCATCTTCGCCGCCATATGCAGTCACTGCATTGATCTCCGGGAAGTTTGCCTTGAGAAGATTCTCGTAGTCCTCTGCAGTTACAGCTCTTTCTTGTGTAGTGAAAGCACGTGGAGCATTGAACTTGATCGAGTTTAGATCTTCGGCAACAGCACCGTCCGCAGCTGCACTCACCGTCGTAATTGCCACGTTCGCTTCGTTGTCAATACGACCGGCGTTGATGAATTTAAAGGCACCATTCGGTAATTCGCCGTTTGATACTCGGTATTCAATAATTACAATTGCATTATTCTTTGGTTTACGACCGACTACGCCATCGCCAAATACTACTTCATACGAGTCGCCAACAGCTGGCTGTAAGAAGAATACTTTTGAGTTTTCATCATGCCCAAAAAGCGAAGTTGCACGAGAATATTCAAGTGTTGTAGAACCGTTGTCCTCAAGCACTGTAACGCTAATGCTAGAAATGTCTACATTTCTGTTGCTGATTTTATAGATTAAAGGATTGCTATAGTTAACAACAGAGGTGTCACTTAAGTAATTGCCTTCGTAAATAGTAATGGTTTCACTTACAAAAGTTCCATTTACTTTATTTGTAATTACTATGTTTTCATTTGTACTAAATGTATACGTAAAATCATCCACACGAGAAATAAATGTGGTTCCCTTTGGAATAACAATAGAATTTTTATTCGAATCTGTTGGAGTAATTCTCAGTTGGACTTTTGCAGTAGCTGAAGTAAATGATCGAGGAAGATAGTTTAACTCTTTTGCGTGCGAAACTACACTGTCACGAAGACGTGCACTATCAAGAAACATTTCGTTACCAATCATATTCAGATAAAATGCATTCTGATATGTATTATAAGCAAGTACATCGAGCAAAACAGAAAGATTGCTTCCATCAAAATCATAATCTTTGAACTCATCTTGTGCAGTAAGATAAGTTTTTAACGAACTTTTGAATTCGTTAAAGTCAAGTTGTGTAAGAATGATACTTGAATTGGCGGCCATTATCTTGCTCTATATAAAGTGATGTTGAGGGCAATAGGAGTGATACTATTTATTACTTCAAAAATAATGTATACGTCATAGGTATGAAGATCTTCATTTGGAATAACTTCTACCGTGATTACCCTAGCACGCTTTTCGTGTAGTCTTATTGTTTCTTCAATAGCATTTTTTAATTGCATCGCTGTAATATCAGACATGTTTTCGAAAAGCAAACTTCTGATTTTGCACCCAATATCTGGTTGAAAAAGTCTTTCGCCCGGTTCGGTAAGAATTAAATTGCGAACAGCTCTTTTTACAGAATTTTCATTGGTGTATTTTACAAGCCGTTTGTTCTGTGGGTGAGCATTGAAGTTCGTGTAGAAGTCACTATAATAAGGCTTCTTCTCAGAAGCTTTATCAGTACGCGTTATCTTATCGATACGTGTGATATCTACCATTGAACTCTCTTTTTAAATATTTATTCAGTCGGTAAACCGGTCTTCGGCGAGTGCTTGTGTTTGGTCAATTTAATTTTATCAGATGTGATCTCGTCAGTAGCATCAAGCTTTCCTTCAATCTCAACATCGCCTTCGATGAATAGATTGCCAGTAATTCCAACTTCGGTGCCGGCAATATTCACTACACCTGACTTCGAGACAAGATCAATATCTCCATCAGAGTTGATTTGAATCTTACCTTCATTTGCTACAATCTGTAGATCGCCTTTCACTACGCTAATCGAGTGATCGTTCATAGTAACGCTCACAGAGTCTTTCATCGATTTGGTTACGATTGATCCATCCGGAAAGATCTCTACATAAGCTCCTGACTTGTGATACACATGAATACGTTCTGCTTTTGGCGTATCATCAAGCTCTAGAACATGACCAGATGTTGTGGTAATAGTCTTATTATGTGGATACTTTGCCGCATATGCCGTTCTCTTTTCACCAAGCTCTTCGATATATTCTTTTTGAACTGGACCAACACCTCTGGCATGTCTTGATAAAGAATGGTCTGCTTCATTTGGTACGTAGGCAACAGAGCCTATGACATAGGAAAGAGTTTCGTTGATTCTAAATCCGATTACCTTGGAATCTTCTGTTAACCCAACTGGCGCAACGCCAGCACCTTTGGCATTTGCTCCGGTTGGCGGCATAAGAACATGTGACCAAAACAAATCTTCAGATTCTACTCTGTTGCTATGGCCAAGCGTCTCTCTTACTTTTACACGTCCCAGTTTTTCAGGGTCGTTTACATCTACAATTTCGCCTTCAAACCACTTTTGAATATTCATGATATCTCCTATTTAGTAGGCCTTGGCATTTCACCGCCATACCCATCTTTCACAATCTCAAGCGCTTGCATATATTCTGCACCTTCATTAAAGGAAAGAATATGGCGACACTTAGTTACTAGGTAGTTACCTGCTAGCATTTCATTGCTCTCAACAAATGGTCTTTCCTCACCGAGCGTTAGTGCAGTGTGTTCAGGAATATCACATGTGATCACATCGCCGATTGTAAGTGTGCTGTCACCATACACGGTGATGTGTGCAACAGTATTAAAAAGAAACGAAAGATAATATGGTCGAAGCGACTTTGCTTCGGCTTGTTCAACAGTTTCAACCGATGGATCAAAATAAACTAATTCGATTCTGCCTTCATCTTTCGAAAGTTCTTTCTTTGATGTCAAGTTCTGACTCAATGATCCTTTGTTCAAAGAAACAAATTCTATCTTAGATGAATCTGTTGTAAACGGTTCGATCTCGCCGGTAATTATATTCTTTCTCTTAATTAAAACTTTACCGCCGCCCAGCAATCGTGTTACGTTTTGGTTTCCGGACTGAATCACCTTCAACCCAAGAATATTTCTCCATCGAGATCCAGTAACAGATACGTCGGCCAGAGCTACTTGAGTGAAATACTTGTCACCAATCTTTTTCTTTCCATCATCAATCAAACCTTCGAAGGTTTTAAAGTGATAGCCTTTACTGTTTTCATAGAATAAGAAACAGTGTCCATTGTACTTGCTGGACATAGACTTAAGTCTTATTTGATCAATTGCTTCAAATGGAGTCAGCTCAGTAAAATTACAAGCTTGAAGCCCACGCGTTTTTTCAAAGAAATACTTCTTGTCTGTTTCTACAAGCTGTAAGAGAGCATCAACAATAGTTTCGCTTTCAATTTTTTTCCTTACAAGAGGAATGTTTTTGATTTGTGTTGATTTGATTGCTTCTTTAGATACACAAGTAAGTTTGTATATGATACCTTTGTCATCTGGTAATGTTTCTGCCGGGTCAACAGAAATAGGATATAAAGTATATTTTACACTTGCGTCATCGTTATCTTCATATGTAGTGAACTCAATATTAATACGTTGTTCTAAAAAGTTAAAGTGGTTAAAGATTCCTACTTTATCAGTAATAATAAATTCTGCAACGACTGTTGGTTCTAGAACACTCTCATAAATGTCGGCTCTCGCACAATACGGTGCAAGTTTAAGTGTTTTACAATCGATAGGTGTAGTGAGTTCAAACGTTTTTAGTTTAAACTTTCCTTCACGCATTACAACATTTGAACTCATGATTTAAGTTGCTCTATAAACAATTTTTCTACTTCCGGAAGATACGATTTTTTGATGAGATTGATGTATCTCTTCAGTTCGTTTTTTTCTTGCTCATAATCATAAGCACTTACCCTACTCCAAAAAGCATTTTCTGTCGTTGGGATATTAACTTTGAGTGTGTTTATTTCTAATAGACCTTCACCAACAGAAACTTCAAACTCTTCTTCTACGTGCTGGACGATGACAGAATTTCTTGTAGTATCGATAGAAACAACTGTTGCCCGTGCTTCAGTAGATGACTGAGATATAATATCACCAGCATCAAAAGCAGCGACATTGGCCGATAAGACTAACTCTAAAATTTTATTAGTACTTACTGTCCAGTCTTCTTTCACTCTTTCATAGCCAGCAATTTGATTGTTAGCACCAAGGCGTGGTTTCCAATATTTTTTGATTGAAGCTTCAAGAGATTCATAAGTGGCTTCTGTGATTAAGCTTTCGTCTGCAGCCCAATCGTTTCTATAAAATAAAGTTTTTTCTCTAGCTGATGCCAGTGTTCCATACTTTCCAATAATGTATTTTTCAAAATCGTCTGCGCTCAAATAATAATCATGGTATGGATCTATAACGCTATTTGAAAGATAGATCATCCAGTCATATTGTGATGAGTCGTAGTATGTGTAAGAAAGAAAATCAGGCCGAATCAAATCGTCTTGAATCACATAATCAAAATTTGAATAGATGTCTCTCTTCGCTTCGTCTGTAAAGTCAACACGTGCTAAAATGTTTTTAGCAGGAGCACCATTATAATCTACAAGAGGAAATCTCGAAAAATATCTAGACATTATTGGTTAGCCTTATCTGCTGCTGCGCTGGCTGTGTTTATTAATTTGGTTCCATAATCTACTGCTTCGCTAATTGCACCGGTCAATCCTGGAAACTTTTCACTTGCCGCGCCTTTTAACTCTTCATAGATTTTGGTTGCTTGGTCATTGCGTTCACCAACTTTTGTTCCATAATCATATGCAGTTTGAATTTCTGTTTCCATAAAGTCAATTGAAATTTGAATAAACGTTGGCTGTTTAGTTCCTCTAAAGAATGCTGGCAACCCCTGTGGAGAATAGTTTACAGAAATATTTTGAATCAAGCATGGTTTGAATACAATAAGATCTTCTCCATTTTTCTTCCATGGATACAATTCAAGATCGACCAGAGGCGGATATTGAAGAGCAGCTGTGCCAAGATTGCTAAAAGCAGGAAGTGAATACTTTTTCAGTTCATAGATAATTTGCTGAAGTTGTCGACTCTCAAGAGCATTTCTTGGCGAAAATGTCCACTGAAAACTGTGTGTTCTCATTTGAACACCGGAGAAAATTGCTTGCAAGTGAGGATTCGGAACTGCTCCGCCAAACTGACCAAGTAGATCTCCGTACTGGCCAGCCATTTGAACACCTTGTGCATACGCCAGCGCAGCGAGTTGATTCTTAGCTCTGTCTCCTCCACCTTCACCGCCTCTAAAGATATCAGTACCGATGTCAGCCAATCCGCCAGCTAAAACACCAGTCCCCTTTGGATCAATATTATTTGCAAACTGTTCTTTTAGTTCTCGAGGAACCGGAAGAATAAAATTCTTAAGCGCTTTACGAACCGCAACGGTTTGTGGACTTGGTCTAGAGTATTCTGTAAACTTCATAAGCATATAATATTCGCCAACATCTGGCGGAAATTGAAGGAGACCTTCGTTTGCTTGAACTTTACTATTAATCGATCGTTGCGCATCAACCACAGTTTCAGCACCGCGGTTCAGGATATTATCCACGCAGTCTCTTGAAGAAACTCTATTCTGTTCTGCCGTAGATGTTCCAAAGAATCTATCGGCCTGACCAACAGAGAACGCGTCTCCAAATCTTGCAGAAAGCTCGCCGGCGATATTATCAGAAAGACCAACTTTTTTAAGGCCTTTTGCAAATGCATCTTCTACAGCATTTTCTAGTTTCTGCTCTACTTTATTCACAACACTATCAACTAGCCGGTTAGCAATACCACCTAGGTCTTTTTTGAAGTTGTTAATATTGAGTTTGATAAGGGCCATCAGCTTCTCTTTTTAAAAGTTCTCTCTTTATTTATAAATAGAATCATGGCATACAAAGGCTTTTTCAAACCATTGAACCCTTCAAAGTATAGAGGCGATCCCACGAACATTGTTTACCGTTCGAGATGGGAACTCGTTTACATGTCTCGATTAGATAAAGATCCAAACATAGTCGAATGGGCAAGTGAGGAACACGTAATTCCTTATCGCTCTCCTATCGACAATCGAATACACAGATACTTTGTCGACTTTTATATTAAAAAGAAAATGCCAAACGGCAAGACGAAGTGTGCACTGATCGAAATCAAGCCAAAGCATCAGACTGTCCCACCGAAGGTAATAAATAAACCAAACAAGCGTTATATCAACGAAGTGATGACGTGGGGCGTAAACGAAGCCAAATGGAAAGCAGCCACAGAATTCTGTAAAGACCGTGGCTGGGATTTCGAGATACTAACAGAAGATCATTTAGGGCTGAAATTCTAGTGGCAACTATATTTGATACAATCATTACTCAAGGCGTTCGTTCCGGACAGATTCCGGCGCGTACACAGGGAGCACGCGATTGGTTTCGTGAAACGGCCGGTAAGATGAGAACTGTCAACGAACGTACAATGATGAAGGGCGATCAAAGCCGATTGACAAATCGCCCGATCGTTGGCTCGATGTACATGTTCAATTATGATCCAAAGTGGAAAGAGGAACTACCGTACTATGACAGGTTTCCTCTGGTCTTTCCATTTCGTAAAGTTCCTGGTGGATTCTATGGAATCAACCTTCACTATCTTCCACCACAGCTCAGAGCAAAGTTAATGGATGCTCTGTATGATTATGCCAACAACACTCGTTATGACGAGTCAACCAAGATCAAATTAAACTATCAGCTTCTCACGAGCATTGCAAAGATGCGATTCTTTGCTCCTTGTGTAAAGCACTATCTAGATGAGCATGTACGTTCACGTTTCATGTATGTGTATCCTTCTGAGTGGGACATTGCTCTCTTCTTACCAACAGAACGTTTTGCCAAGAAGTCAAAGACTCAGGTATGGAACGATTCAAAGAGAATGCTAGGGATTAGAAAGTAATGTCTGAGGCACCACAGAACGAAGAAACAAAAGCTACAGCCGAGTTTAGAACTGATCCGTTTGTCCTAGAAGACGAGATCCTCGTTACTGGCGGAAGAAAAAGCTTCAACATCGCCAATTTTAGATCAGAACTGAATAAAAACGAAGTTTTGCCGTCACACAGTTATCTGGTGACATTTGCTCCGTTCAGACTGGGGTCTGAAGCAAATGCTCCACTATCAGAATTTGTAAGGTATAATTCTAATAAGTTAATTTTCCGTTGTGAATCTGTTATACTTCCGACCATACAAGTTTTAGAAGAAGAAAACATTAGACGATATGGATATGGCCCAGTAGAAAAAGTTCCGTATGGAATGCAGTTTAACGATTTGACTCTTACTTGGCTAGTCGATAAAAGATCCGAACTAATTGACTTCTTCCATCAGTGGATGAATACAATTGTATTGTATGAAACTTCCGGAATTAGCAGTTTAAAAAATGTAAGTGATCGCCCAGGATTAAACAACTACCTTGGCTATGAAGTAGGATACAAGGACGAATATACTTGTCCTAACGTACGTATTAGAGTTTATGATCGTGAGTTAAATACGGTTACTGAGTATATTCTTTATGATGTGTTTCCAATGAATATTCAATCTCAAAATTTGGCTTGGACACAAGAAAACGAAGTACAAAAGCTTACTGTGACATTTGCATTTACTAATATGACGACACTTACTCCGCGAGCACTAAACGGAAAACTAGAAACAGTCCTTGAAGCACAAGCTGCAGCCGACGCAGCTGCATCAGCTGCAGAAAAACAAAAGCAAAAGAAAAACAAAAAAGACTATAGTCGCCGTGTTGGATTGAATCCTCAAAATTCTATAGGAGCAACTTCACCAGACGCTATAAACAACCGAGCACAAAAATCTACAGGCGCAAGCAATTTAACCGGAACAATAACTACTAAAAATCTTAGTGGAACTGAAATTTAATTAATGGAGTATTTTTGAAATGACTTTGCCAAAAATTGATCAACCTCTTTTTGATGCTGTAATTCCTTCGACTCAGCAAAAAGTTATGTTTAGACCATTCCTAGTAAAGGAAGAGAAAATCTTGCTGGTTGCTCAGCAGAGTGGAAACGATTCTGAAATTATTAGGGCAATCAAGCAAATTCTTGGAAACTGTATTCAGAGTGAAGTGAATATCGATAATCTTGCTATCTTTGACTTAGAATATTTGTTCTTAAAGTTGAGATCGCGATCGGTGAATAACATCATCAAGCTATCTTATAAAGATACTGAAGACGAAAAGATTTATGATTTTGAATTAAATCTGGATGATGTAGAAGTAAGTATGCCAGATCAAGTAAATTCTAAGATTGAAATTAATGATGACGTAGGAATGATGATGCGGTACCCTACTGCAGACATCACCGATAAAATGGGCAATATCACAAACGAGGTAGAGCTCATGACCTTCTTCATTGTCAATTGCATCGACGTGATCTACGACGCGGACAATGTATATCCAGCAACAGATTATTCAGAGAAAGAAATTTCTGAGTTCCTAGATAACTTGGACGTCTCGACGTTTGAAAAGATCAGAAAGTTCTTTGAAAGCATTCCAAGACTTCATCACACTATCAAGTATAAAAATTCCCTAGGGAATGATAGGGAGATTGAGTTAACAAATCTCAAGGATTTTTTTATGTGGGGCTGAGCCATACAAACCTAGCAAGATACTACTCGATGGTATTTTCTCTGGCTCAGCATCATAAATATTCTATTACAGAGATTGAAAATTTGATTCCTTATGAAAGAGATCTTTATGTCGATATGCTCATGGAATTTTTAGATAAGCAGAGACAAGAAATAGAGAGTAGAAAGAAGTAATGGCAGGATTATTAGACGCCGTACAAGGTGCTCTTACAGGCGGATCTAAAGCAGTAACTGGCCTGGCGTCGGGTGTTTCTGCTATGCTCTCTTCAAAAGATAAGATAAGCCAAGAAAACTCGAATGTAATTTATGCTAGTTTCGGATTGGCCGGTACCGCCGCCAAACAGCGGGTTTCCGGGTCTGGAACACTACCAGCGGCTCAGGCTAAAAGCACGTACAAAGCAAAAACGAATGATACTGAAAAGCTTCTGACCGATGTTGTGAAGTATTTAGTATCAATCAACGGTACTCTAAAGAAGCAAATTGACTTTGACAGAAGAGTATATGAAGAAAATGCTCTTGCTGCCAGAGAAGCAAAAGTTGAACAAAACAGTACGTTCGAAGAACTTGGAAAGCGATACGGTGCAGCAAACGATAACCAAAAACCCGGTGGCGGCATCGTAGCCGGTATTCTAAGTGCGCTTGGCAGTCTTGGAAAATTAGGACTAGATGCATTACTCAAGGGGTTGGTCACAGCCTTTGAAGCGTTTTCTTCAGCCTGGAAATGGCTACGAGGAATTTCTTTCTTAAAGAATATAAAGAGTTTATTAGGACTTGCACGAGCACTTCCGATCGGACCAATTGCCGCTGCGCTGGCCGCGGCTGGTGCTATTGTGTGGGGTGTTGACAAGTTCATGAAAAATACTGCGATGGAACCGTTGCAGGCAAGAAAAGAATTGGAACAGATGTATGGCATGAAACCGGTTCTTGATGAATCTGGCAGATGGACTACAGGCTATACTCTTCCCGATGGCAAAACATATAAACCAAACGCGCTTCCTTCAAAATACCAAGATATTTTAAATGCGTATGGTCCTGGCGATAAAAGAAACGCCGCTGCTGTTGAAGCAACAAAAAGAATACAAGCAGATCCTGGGGCCTATGAACCATCTAAGATGGCTGAAGAGTTAAAGGGAGGACAACAAGTTGCTGCACCTACTCCATCAGGAACTCAATCAGCCTCTACAGCTGGCCAGTCGCCATACGATGTCGTATTGGGTTATGGCAAATTTGGAAAACCAGAAGACTACTTCAATGGTAGAAAGCTATCACAACTTACTGTTGCCGAGGCATTATGGTTCGGAAGAAACGTTTTAATTCCTAATTCTGGAAGTATGAATTCTAGTGCCATGGGCGCTTATCAAATTGTGTCAAAAACACTACAAGGTCTGGTTGATCAAGGCGTAGTTAAATTAACTGATACTTTTAATGCGGCAACACAAGATAAAGCTGCTAAGGCGATTTATGATCAAGCCAATAAAGCAGGTACTCTAAATAAGCAATGGGCTTACTATATTCCGTCATATGGAGGTACAGGACAAAGATCCGATCCTCGTTCTTTTGAAGAAGCAAGAATGGATATCCTGAAAAAGGAAGGAACTCTTAAAGGAACTAATAGTGTTCCAATGAGTCCAGCTGCTTCATCTGATAGTCCATTACAACAAGCTGCTGATACTGCTGCAGATGCTGCCGATAAAATGTTAACAAGCGTCGCCGAGTTTATTGGAACTCTTGGCGGGAAAATCTTAGGCCCAGGGAAAGTAAGAAATCTTACTACAACCGGACCAGATTTTGCAAAACTCATTTCTGAAGAGTCTAGTAAAATTCAAAATCAAATTGCGATGGGTGAGAAAAAGACTAACACCGCAGCTGCCAATATACCGCCGGCTGCTCGTGCTTTAAAGTCTATTTCTCCAAACGGATCTATTTCTGTTGTTGATCCAAACTATCCTGGTACTGGCGGGATTGAAAAATATCTCGGGCACTATAGACTGGCATCATAATGGCATTAAAGGTTCTTATCACTGCCATCGACACAACCAACACGGCTAAATCTTTTGGCATCGTTGGTTCTGTTTTACTTAATGAAAGTGATATTAAAAGAGCTGCAAAACCAATTGCAGCCAACGACGATGCAGTTTCTTATCAAAAAACAGAATTAAACTCTAAAAAACTAGTTGCCGTTATAGATCAACTTTCTATAATGGACAACTTGTTTAAACAAAAGCTAACTAATCAAAAAATTGCATATCAAAATAATAAATTGAATGAGCAAGAAGATAGAATAGAGCGACAAAGCCGATTAGAAAAACTCAAAGACGCAGAAAAAGTTCACGGCTCAGAAGAAGGCGGACTTGGATTTCTGGCGCTTGCAGGTATTGGTTTGTTGGCATATGATCCTATTATGAACGCAATTAAAGGTGTTGTAGATTTTACTGTTGAAGCCGGGACGTTCATTTCAGACACTGTAAAAGAGATTACCTCGTTTTTTAATGGTTTTTTGCCAGACGAACCAGAAGAAGAATCAATAGAAACCACGGCGCTTCCAACAGCATTACCTGCCGGAACTCTCAGAGGTCAAGCGGAAGCCGGTGTTACGAACCCTCCACCACCTCCACCGGCTCCCGTTGATGCAAAACCGATTCCGCCGCCTGCTAAACCAGCCGGATCGCTGAGAGGCCAAGCTGAAGCGGATGATTATGCGGGAAATCAGCACCAAGTGCCCAGTCTGGACAACAGGAATCAGCGGCAAAGTCGCCTTCAAGTAAAGTGATTAAAGTTAGCCATCCTTCTACTGGAGAAGGATGGGGTATTGCTGGCGCCAACGATCAAAGAGGGCGTCCTGTAGTATTCACTAAAGAAGGCGCTGAAGCTTTTTATAAGATGATGATAGATTCGAATGGCGTGGTAAAGCCGAGCGACGTTACGAGCAGTAAAAGAACGCGTGCGTATCAAGAAGAAATGAAAAAGCAGGGTTATAATCCTGCGACAAGATCACTTCATTTAAGTGGCCTTGCTATGGACATTCATGGTGAATCAAACGCTTGGATAAAAAAGCACGGTGCTAAGTATGGGTGGGTAGAAAACAAATATAAAGGCACTCATGGTGGCCACTTTCAGTTCGGCGGAAAGGGTCTTTCTCCTGAACAAGGAGAAGTTACTGCTAGGCAATCGGTGGCTGAAAGAGTTGTGAATAAAGGCGGCGAGGTTGTCGATAAAACTCTTACAAACATGGCAGAATTTATTGGTACTATTGGCGGAAAGGTTGTCGGACCTGGGGTTGCTCGCGATCTTACAACCGCCGCTCCTGATTTTGCAAAACTCATTTCAAATGAAGCGGCTGTACAAACTGCAGAAATTGCTAAAATAAAAAGCGATGCAAACAAACCTGCACCGCGTTTGACAGTATCTCCACCGAATATCAGCGCGGCTGGTTCGACTGCTGTACAAAATGCACCTACAATGATTGACAGAAATAGTGTGCAATACTATCTAAGCCGTTTTGGATATAAAGAAACAAACGCACCAATTAAAGTAGCTAGATAAAAAGAAAGGGGACCCGAGAGCCCCCTTTCCCACCAATCAATCTTCTTCAGCAAGCCGCTTGAAGAAAGCTAGATCCTCGTCATCATCATCGACGGCTGCCGAAGCAACTGGAGCAACTGGAGCAGCTGCCGCCTGGAAGGCTGGAGCCGGAGCCTTGTACTCTTCCTCGTCAAGTTCAACACCACGGACCTTTGCCGGAGCATTTAGGGCCAGAACAGTATTCAGACGTGCCTTGAGTTCATCATACGACTTAAAGTGCTTTGGATCCACGAGCTCCTGAAGGGAATGCTCCTGTTTCCAAACTGCTTCAAGCTTATCGTCATCATCGAACAGTGGTGCGGGAGAGTCGAATTCAGACTTATCGTAATTGGGGTAACCCTCAACCTTACGAATCTTAAGCTTGAAGTTTGCACCCGTCCAAAGATCGAAAGGATTTGTTGGCTTCTCGTCCTCGAACGCAGGGTTCATGAGGTCGTTCAGCTTATCGAAGATCTTCTTGCCATACTTGTACAAGAAAACCTTACCTTCGTTCTCAGGATTTGCAGGGTCCTTGACAACATAGATGTTGCTGTAGTAAGCGAGACGACGCTTCTGCTTACGTGCAACTTCCTTGTCGGAGTCAAGTCCTGAATTCCAGAGTGAACTGTTGAGTTCGCCTACGGGATCGTCCTTACCAAGAGTCGTGAGCGACTTCTCGATGTACCATAGGCCAGTCGGACCCTGAAAACCATGGTCCCAAATCTTGACAAATGGAAGATCTTCACCTTCAGGTGCGGGGAGAAAGCGAATCACTGCATAGCCGTTGCCTGCCTTATCGGTGGCACACTTCCAGAGCTTGTCGTCTCCGGTACGGTCGTATGTGGTGTTCTGCTTGGCGAGTTCCTTGGTGAGCTTCTCAAAAGAAGAGGTCGAGGAACGCTTGAGATCAGCAAATGACATAATAATTCTCCTTGTATGTCGTTGTGTACGGTGTATTAGTCGTTGTGTTTAATCGAGAGGTACTTTGCTCCACCATCCCAAGGCATGAACGGAATATCAGTATATTCAATTGTACTGGATTCCTCGAATTGGGGAACAAATACATCTCGAATGTATTTATCATTATCGATGCCAAAAATTTCGTTGGAATATGCAATAAGCCAGTTCTTTGTTCCACCGATTTTTGTCATGATTTCATCACGAAGTTCGATTGGCATTTCGGTAAATGACCAAGTACCAATCATAAGATCCGCATCATGCAGATCATTCACATCAGATGTGTGCACGATGTTGGTATAACCCAACTGATCATGATACCACTTCTGAATTGCACCGACCTCAGGGAAATCGTAGATAATGTACTTACCCTTGAAGCCGAGCTTGTAGACGATATCAGCCATGTCGCCGATACCACCGCCAAGTTCTACAATCGTATCCAGCTTAGACAGTGATTCCGGATCCCATCCATTAATCAATAGATGAGCCAGGTGCTGCACACGATTCATTGTTGTTGTAAAGTCTTCGAACAGGTTATAGATACCACGATCCTGTTCGGTGATTCCGATTTCCGGATCCTCGAGAGCATAGCGAACCTTGGCATTCTCCTTCCACTGCAGAACTACAGCGAAGTAATCAAGGAACCGTGCTCGAGTCATAAAAGGAACTGACATCACCGATGCCCAAACCTTGAAGCGTTCCTTCGGAAGCTTTTCAAAGTCCTCGGCAAAGACTTCTCGCATTGTGTTCCAGTAGTTGCCGTCGTTGACCTGCTTTGCAGACATCATCTTTTCGAATGTTTCACGAGAAGATGCCAGAGGAGCTGGGGCAGTCATTGCCGGATCGGCCGGCTTTGTAGTGTAACGAAAATAATCAGTCATCAATCACCCGCAAATTTGTCTTTCAATATCTTGCGACACTTAAACATGTCATAATGAAAGAATGGTTTGTACTTACATAACTTTTTATATATGCTCGGCCAAAGAATACTATCATCAATCTTCTTATTCCAGTGTCCAAAGAAACCAAGAATATCGTTTAGGATAATAATAGTCTCGATCGAGATCTCTCTACGTAAGTATTGCTTTAGTAGATATGGATGTTGTCCATTCTTTACAATAACATTATCGTCAAAATTTGTACACAGTTTATTTAAGTCTTGCTCAAAAATATAAGTCAAAGACTGTTGCCTCTTCAGCCAATCTGCGTATACCTGTTCGGACTTATCATCGAACAGATCGCCGATCCACTTTAGATCACCATCAACAAAGTTGGCAACCAGGTACTGCAGTGGATTCTTATGCTTGGAGAGTCTATAGAACTGGTACTTGTCCTTGCGCGTCTCAAAACTCGATGCACTGGCAGTCACCTTACCATTGTATTTTACGTAGTCATAGTTGTCTGTGGTGAAGTGGCTTTTGACAGCAAGGAAAGTCTTGTAGGACTCAAATGGCGTCATTCTTCGATCCACTCATCATTTTCATCAGTATAGCCAAACTTTCGAAGAAGCTCAAATCCACCTACATCATCTCCTTCAAGAGTTCTATAGAGTGCGTATGCCAACTGGTCAGTCTGATCGCCGAGTTTAGAGACAAACTGTAGAGATGTCTCTACCATTCTCATGTATGGATCATCTTTCATACTGGCAACCTCGCAGACTTAGGAAGGTAGTTGAGATCTTCGGCAGCTGCCTGAATCTTCGAACGGATCTTAATATTATTCTTGATGATAGAAGCAGCTGCTTCGATCTCAATGTTATTCTTTTCACAAAGGTGGACGACGGCATCCATATAGTCTAGATTATACTTTGCCACCAATCTTTCAATTTCCCTAATAAACTTATCGTTTGACATAGTCTTTTGCAGAATAACGTCGTCCACCATAATCAATTATCCTCGATAAAAAATGTGAGCACCAATTTTAGCAGTGCGATCAAAAACTCTACCCCATGACGGACTTACATAGTCGGCATGATAGAACTTTGCACCTCTTGTTACGTCTCCGTAATTTCCTAGGTACACATGTTCAGCGATTTCTTTGGCCTTGCGATACGCGGCCCAATCGCCAATTCGCTTTCCTCCCTCACACTTCCATGAAAACTGGCATACGCCTCTGGCCTTTTGATTAATGACCGCACATGGTGTTTTTGGGAATCGCTTGTCTTTTACGCGGTTCAACACGACGTTGTTCACCGCAATTCTACCTTTATAGGGTTCATGGCCTGCTTCAAAATATGTATTCTCGGCCATGCATTGGATTTGTTGTTTATCGTAAGCACTGAGGTAAACAGGCTTCTTTACGATCTTTTCCTTTTCTATTACTTGAACTTCGGGAACCTTAATCACCTTGACCTCTGGTTCTTTCTGAGGAGTTGCAAGAGCTACACCAGTAACTGCAATAACACCTAGAAAAAAACCTTCGCCCCAACGTAGATAAGGAAAGTCCTTTCTGTTTTCGAATAGTTTCATTGTATCCTCTAATCTTAAATGATCCTGGCAACCAGAGACTGCTTCGAAGGCATCTCAGCCTAACAGTTTGTCCGTCGCTATGAGAAGATACAAAATGAAATAACGAAGGTATCTTCCATCCATTTCCCTCTTACTGGAAATGCAAAATCATTATGGTTTCGTCGGTAGTATCTTAAAGATACTGCTTTCTAGCCCTAAGACTTGAAGCTTTTGTAAGAGTCAATGGAGGTGTCAACCTCCGTCGCGATATAATATTTATACCATTAAGTTGCCGGATTCTGTTTCGAGGCTCCGGCGGGCCCAATGCTAGCCTCAAGCGGCTAGAGCAAAGGCAACGTCATTATCGTTTGCGTTTACGTTTAGTGGCAACTTTGCCAAGCAATCAGTCTCGAACCGCCTTATTCTGCGTGCATCGATTCCCAGTAACACCCCCATCAACTACACTGCCCGTAACGTCCGCGGTCTATATCTTGTCAATTCAAGACCACAGTGTAGATGGTGGAGGTGGGGGGATTCGAACCCCCGTCTACTCCGCTTTTATTGTTGATTGTCAACAACTGATAATCTATATATACATCAATTTGTTTTTAATGTACACAGTTATTTGCACCAAGATTGCTTTGCATCACCAAAATATTCACGAGCAAAGCCATTTGCAATCAGTTGAGCACGAAGACTCTTGCCATCAAGCATCATATCGCCAAGAATACGGCCGCCATATTTGTCCCAATCGTACACGACATATTGGACTTTCTTTGCCTTTGCTACTAGATCCTTTGTAAAGGCGCTAGCCGCCTGTCCCTTTGCGTCTTCTGCTGGACATTGGGCACGATGGCCTTTTTCTGGAGTATCCACGCCATAGATGCGAACTGAAATCACAGGCTTAATTGGAGCAGGAACCCATGGCGCTTCAACCTGCACAGTGTCACCATCAGCAATCTTAATTACCTTGGCGTCATATGTAACACCAACTGGAGTCTTTTGTGCAGTAACTGGAACAGCTAGCGCAAAAAACGCCAGGGCAATAAACTTCTTCATGGATATCCTTAATTGCAGCGAGTCTGCCAGTAGATATAACGCTCGCCACGATACCATTCAGTTACCTGTTCACGAACGCAATAACGGCGATCGTAGCGGTTATCAGGCGGATAGTAGCGATTGTCGTATTCTCGATCATGACGATCTTCAGAAGCAATGGCACCTACAACGATTCCACCGATAATTGCTCCACAGAGCCATCCACAACCACCACGGTCTCTACGACGTTCATGCTGACTATAGTCTCTGTCTCTACTGCGATCGCGATGATCAGCAAGAGCTGGAGTGGTGATTAGCATGCTAGCTACGAGGGCTGATGCAATAAGCTTCTTCATATTAGAACCTTTCATCAATTTCGGCAAACATCACGCGTTTTCGTGGATCACCTGGCGTGATACACCGGGTGAGTCTAAGAGCTTCATTATAATTCTTCGTATGAAACTTCACCGGAAAGAGAATCTCTTCATCCTCGGTTTCCAGAAGCATGCCTACGAAGTAAGTACCATTTTCTTCTTGCATGCAATTATTTATTCGCAGTAGATTTTACCTTTACATAACTAATCGTGTCGTAACCCTTGTATTCTCCAGCCCATTGACTGCGAGGACGTTCTTTGAAACCAATCTTATCGAAATTATCTTCGAAAAACTTAGCAGCGATCCCACTAAGCTCATATTCGTTTTCAGCCTGTAGCTGAAATGAGTCTGAGCGCCATTCCTTATTAAAGGTGACCTTATAAGTCTTAAGCCTCTTCGCTCTCTTGGCCTCGTTCTTGATCATCTCCTTGGTACTGCCCTTACGGTTATTCAGGATCTGATTGAACCGATGTTCAGCAACAGATGCAAGAGGTCCCCAGGATTCTGGGGACCGGTTCTTAATATCAAACAGCATCGGCAAACTCCACTGCAGTCTCGAGAGCCTTAGTCTTGAGGTTCTTGTTAGCACCGTACCAAGCCGAGGCAAGACGCGTATCAGCGCTGCGACCGATCATGTGGTCGGTCATGAAGGTAACGGCGTTGAACGCCTGCCACCAGCTGCCTTCAGCAAACTCAGCGCCGGGCTGCTGATCCATGATCTCGAGAGCAATTTCAGCGTTCTTGCTGAGTTCCTTCTTAGAACCAGAAACCGGGAAAATGCGAGTGAAGTAGTCAACAATCGACTCGTCGTTATAACGCTTTGAACCGAGGTAAGCAGCCATTTCCTTGTACTTGGCAAGCTTTTCCTTGGCAACACCAAGAGTTTCCTTGACCAGCTCAGCATCAAACTCACGACGGTGGCTGACCTTGACGATCTTGCTCGACTGAGTATTTAGCGACAGAGTCAGAGTGTTGTTGCAAACCACACGGATCGGGGTGAAGCGAACGTCGATCGACCAGCCATACTTGTGCGGATTCGTGAAGAGGAGGTAGGATTCAACGGTATCACCATTGAACAGCTCGAAGCTTTCCTTGACCTTCGCAAGGGCCCAGACAAGCTGGCCGTCGCGAAGCGAACCAGCAGTGTGCATTTCCATTTCACCGGCAGCAACGAAGTCGTTGAAGAACTCGAAAGCCTTTTCATTCTGGTTCGGAATCCAGTCATTCGTGATCACGTCGAGAACCTTATTGTCGACGTCACGAACCAGAGCCGAGCGGCCGATGTCGACCTGCTTACCACCGATTTCGGCAAAGGCAGGAATCGGAGTGACGGTCCAGTCAAGACCAGCAGCCTTGAGCATCTGATCCGGAGTCACATCGGCCGGAACCTGAGTGCCGAGGCCATGCCACGGGGTTTCACCAGCATAAGCCATCGAAGCCTTGCCATCGAGGAATTCAATCATATGTGCCATAATATAGTTTCCTTTTCAATTCAGATTACATGGATTCAGCAAGATCTGCCGCCGAGTAACGACGGTCAAAATCGATTAGCCAGTCGCGTTCAGCAGACGGAGGACCAAAGAGGATCGCACCGGTTTCAGACTGATCGATGTTGTTAGCAGCCAGCCAGTTGCGATATTCGTTGAGAAGTTCGTTGGTAGTCATGATAATCTCCGTTTTGATATTCTCAGTATAGTCTATTTTCGAAATAATGTACACAACTTTTTTAAAAAAATTATGCGGGGAGAGTTTGCTGAACTTCCCACATGGTGCAGATGAGGAACACAAAGGCACCGAAAGCGAGCGAGTAAAGAATGTCAGTCCGAGTCATGTTCATCTCCATTCGTTATTATTCACTCTACGATATTTTCGAAATTATGTACACAGTTATTTTCAAAAAAACGCATTAATATGCATTTAGGCCATGAGAAAATTCAAAACCGATCTCTTCAAGAGCTTCTGGACTTGCTGTCTCAAAGAACTCTTCAGGATAACCGATGCAGTCCTCGGCTGGTGCAGCGAATACCCTGTGTCCGATCTGGACAATCACAAGACCGCTAGCAACGCTGTACTCTACGTGGTTCATGCCTTCTCCATATATTCAACCATGCGTTCGATGATCTTCTCAAAGTCATCATCCGGATGCAATGCATCATCTACACAAATATCATTGTAGAGGTCGGTCATAGTATCACGGATCTCTACGCCATAAGCGCCACAGATGGCTTCATAGATATAGGCGTGAGGATCATCCTGAGCAAGGATATATTCATACAACCGAGTCATTACACTTCCTCCACAAAACCATGCGCCGCAGCATGATATTCCACGAGCTCTCGAGCTTCAGGAACACGAGAAATAATATCCTCCATCATACTCTCGAGGTATCCGAGTTTAAACGCAATATTAGCCGATTCAGAAGCTCCAAGTTCCTTAGCAATGTGATCGATAAGCTTTGCAATATACATTCTTACATCTCCATCATAAGTTCATGAGCATCATGCTCGGCAGCAGCATTGTAGTTGGTGCAGTCGCGGAAGATCACCGGTGATCTTCATCATCTCAAGCGCAGTTTCGGCGAGACGAACAATCGAATGCTTCGTCGGCGACTTTTCGTTGTAGTACTCGATGTAGATCCAGTCGATCAGGTCACCGGCGGCATTCCAGTCCTTCATGATCTTGACGACCTCACCGCGGATGGTACCAGCGGCCGATTCGTAGCGGACGCGATCGCCGATGAGGATGGTCTTAGGAGCAGTCATGATCAATTCCTTTTTCACTGTTGATATAATCATTCTACAGTATTTTGGATATTATGTACACAGTTATTTTGAAAAATTAGAGATAATTTTCGGTTTTAAATTGGAGGAGAATTTCGGGAGTGGTGAAAGTGATGGTGATAGTAGGAAGATTGTTGTTAGGATTGTTGGTATAGTTGATGTTGGTGATGTGGGGATAGTAAGGAGTGAGAGTGGTGAAAATGTTGTGGTTATAGTCGAAATCGAAGGTGATAGTGTTGGACATGTTTTTTCTCCTTAGCTTACTTTACCACCCTACATAGTTTTCAAAATTTTGTACATAAAAAAACGCACTCCAGAAATCCAGAGTGCGTTTTAGTTTTCAATGTAAAGAATGACTTAGTATGCTGTGTCGAAAAAGAACGTCTGGAACAATCTACCGTCTTCGAAAGTAGATCCAAAATAATCTACAGATGCGTGGAACAGATTGCCACGGTAGAGAATGATCCTGTTATAGACGTTGCCAATCCGATCTATCTCTTCCCACTTGGTATAGTCATATGCCTCGTAGTCTGAGTCTACCTTTTCTCGGTTTCCTGTGGCCTTGTGACGATATAAGGCTGTACCACCACTTGCTGGTGCATTCGGCGTAAGATAGCATACACCAGCCCATGTATTGAAGCTATCAGCATGGATCCAGGTTCTATCCTGCGCCGTACACAACTGGAACGCACCGGTGTACCCAGACTCTTCATGCCAATTTGTCACTGGTCCTGCAGCTGCAACCAAATGACTAATGGCATTTTTGATAGAGTCGTTCAGCATCGGAGCCGTTCTTACACCAGGATAGTTTCCTTTGAAGTTAAAAGGAAGGTTCAAAGCCATGGCTCGAACGGCATCAGGATCGTCGTAGAAGTTTTCGGCAATGACTAGATTGAGTTTCATGCATACAACCTATGATACGATTTAACAAGGTCTGCAGCTTTTTCGATGTAGTTCGATGGCCGCTCGACAAAGACCTGAGCATCTATTTCATCGTCAACACCGATCATGATTACGATATCCTTGGCTGAGATACCAGTCATTTCCCAGAGCATATATGCGTACAGACTTGCCTGTAGGAAGTATCCTTCAATCCAATCCTTCCTCTTACGCTTGGTTGATGTCTTATAGTCAATAATCGAAAGCCGTCCATCGTAGTTAGCAATCAAATCGCATGTACCAGCAATCTTAAGATGATGACTAAAGAGTGTGCATTCAGTAGCACGGATCATATCAACCTTTTCGTCAAGGACCATTTTGAGTTGACGAAACATAAACATGTTGTACGGCATAGAGGTATCAACCTCCTCGCCAAGAATGTACTTTTCACACATTGTATGGATGTTAGTACCGCGTGAAGCAGCTCGAGCCGAAACTCGAGCTGCTTCTTCCTCCCCAACTCTTTTTTTCCATTCGTTGAGTGCAGTCTTATCAGTCATCTTACCAAGTACGGTAGTTACTGATGGATAGCGTTCTCCTGTCGGAGTCTCATAAAGCCGAGTTTCACCATCAATACGATTAAGTTGAGCGAACTCAATCAGATCGTGTTGAAAGTCTTTACGGTTGTAGTCCAAGCTTCTGGCGAGCAATGATGTATTCCTTACAATTATCACCATGCCAGCGTTTGAAATTGCTGGCATCGACATTTTTACCACAGTGAGAACATGTTTTCTTAGTTCTATTTTTAGCACGTTCTCTTATTAATGTCAAGGTAGAATTTTTATGATTTTTACCGTACATAGGATTTTTTTCACCTGACACGTCTGCATGATTTTTTGATATATTAGACTTGTGCTTCTCAGAAAACTTCACACCCTTTTTAGCCATACTGACCTTTGTTCCTATAATCTTTTTCATTTTATCCTGATTAGGAAGACCAGAAAAAACAAAACCACCTTGGCCGCCTTTGGCTATATTATAGCACAGCGGATCTTTTAGGGCTTCTGTTGTTAATAGATTTTTTTCTTCAAAAATCATCTGCTCTTTCGTTTCATGAACAGATAATACTTCTTTTTTAAAATTTTCTAATCCGTACTTTTTAATAGCATTTTTAATTGCTAAACCAGAACCCATGTAGTTATCATTAAGATCTTGTGTTCCATGCATGCCAATATAGTATCTATTGTTAATTAGATTAGTAATTTTATAAATGATGTAGAACATTTTTTCCTCCTACATTCTATTTATAAATTGCATGAACTAGATACTTAGGACATTCCTAATTTATGTCTAGCAACAATATATCTTTTAACAATAGAACTTCTTACAATATCTTCTATCTGAAAATCAACAAATTCAAATTCAGGGATGTTTTGCAGAATTTTCATGAAGTTAATAAGACCAGAATATTCTTTTCTTCTTTCAGAAGAAAGATCGTCTTGCCTAAAATCACCGCAAAAAATAATTCTACAGTTCTTACCAATTCGGGTCATGACGCTATGCAATTCTTGATCTGTCATATTTTGACATTCATCGACAATCACATAACAGTTGTTCAATGTAGTACCACGAACAAATGAGGTACTCATAAACTCCACTGCGTTCTTCTGCTTCAGAATATCGTAGGCATCTCCACGTTCGAACAACTCGTTGCAGATAGCGTAGTAAGGTGCTTCATAGACCTTCATCTTCTCTTTCTGAGATCCTGGCAGGAATCCCATGTCACGAGTCGGAACAACAGAACGAATCACATAGATCTTTTCTTGATCACTCGTACCAGACATCAAATCATTAATTGCCAGGTACATAGAAAGAAAAGTCTTGCCGGTACCTGCCATGCCGTGAAGCATCAGATGCTTACCACGTTGAAAGGCTTCGAATGTTTTCTTTTGATTGTCTGTAAGTGGATGAACTCGTTTCAAATTAAAATTAGGAGAACTAAACGTAGGTTTATTACTCAGTAGTTCGTGTTCTCCGTTTTGTCTTAGAATACGCTTCTGTCTCTTGGTAAGTCTTGCCTCAGTCACGAATCATCCTTATTTTTTGTTTTTGGCTTTGTTAATGGCTTCGCGGGTTTTAGTAGCTTTGATACCCTTGTCTCCATACTGTTGACCAAGTGGAGAAGTTGGATTTGCGTTGCCAATCCTATTTAACAGGTCTTTAAATCCACCATCATTCTTGTGGGTGACACCGGCAATACCAGAGATAAGAGCTGGAGCGCCGATGACCAATTCGGCATGTGGATTGTTCTTGAGATATTCTTCTCGACCAGACATTGAAAGGAACTCTTCCCAGGTTTCCCCGGTTTCTTTGTCCCTAAACTCATAGATTGGCATTAATAATCTTCTTCGATTAGATCAAAAATTGCGTTTTTATTACGAGAGCGAAGTGCTGAACGAATTCGCTTCTCTTTCAGTTTAGAGCCATGATCTTCGTAATGATCTTCGAAGTGATCATCATCATAGCCATAGTACTTGTTATTACGCTTGATTGACTTGCTCATTGATTAGCCCTGGAAATGCTAGGTTAACGACTTTGGTGGAAATGGTACGAGGCAGCTTCTTGTCCTTGACTTTAATAAGAAGTTCGGCATCACGCTTGTCAATGGATTCAAGAAGATTAATAAACAACGTTTCTCGTTTCAGGCGAGTAAGTTCTGGCTTGTTACCAAGAAGATAGATGTAGAGGGTACGAGCTTCTTGATGAAGACGTCCTTCAACATCAAGGTACTCACATGGCTTGTACGGAGGAGCTCCTTCTGGAATTTCCCATACAACACCGGGTGTAAGTGCCAGTTCAAGGATATAACGAAGCGTTGTAGAATCGTTGTCGCGAAGATACTGAGCTCGATCCTCCACGCTTTCGATCTTAGATGCTGTGTCGATGATTTGTGCAATTGTTAGTCTTGGCATATTAAAACTCATTAATGCTTTCAAGGAGGTTCTTAAGGCGCTTTTCAATGAAGTAGTTGAAGAGCTTACCGCGTCCCTTGCCAGCCTGAGCCTCATACTCAGTGACAATTTCTGAACGCAGCTTTTCGGGAATGAAGTTCAAATCAACGAGCTGCTGATTGCGAAGATAACCACGCAGCATGTTCTCGTCACAGAACTCGCGAGGGTCCATATTAATCCAGCTATCCAGCTTCTTCTGACTGAGTGGCTTCTGCCGACCGCCGATTACAAACGTATTGTCGGCAGACAGGAAGTTAGGAATACCGTCACCGGTATCACCGCGCATGATGTGTTCCTTGACGAACCGATCAGGATCGTTAGTGGTGCGCCACTTCTTCTGAACCGGATCGTACTGCTTGACATTCATGTACTTCTGCAACTGAACGAAGTCCTTGTCACCAGACATGATTAGGATCTTTTCAGAGGTATTTCCGAATGCATCAACAAGAGTACCAATGATGTCATCGGCTTCGGCACCATCAACCTGAATCACACGATAGGGGAAGTATTCCTTGAGTTCCTCACGAACCTTGCCCAGAGTGTCAAAGATCTGAGCCCAGTTGAGTTCAGACTTCTCGCGGTTCTTACGGCGGTTGGCCTTGTAGTACGGAAAGATTTGCTTGCGCCAGTTATTACCAGCATCACACGCAATGATCATCTCACCGTATTCATTCTTGAACTTCTGGTTGTACGAACGAATCGAGTTGAGGATCATATGACGAAGAAGATCTTCTTCGAGTTCTGTATTTGTATGGTTTCCAAGTTGAACCATTAGGTTGGAAATCATCACCTGCGACAAATCAACAATAATCATGATAAATTACTCTTCATCCTTTGGGAATTTATAAGTGTACGAAACGCTATTGTCTTCATTATAATTAAAATCAAAAATAGTATCAACCATCTCATGGAAAGAATGCGGAAGTTTGTATTGACGACTTACCATGGACTTGATTGATTCCATGATCATGGCGACGTCTTTAATGTACTCATCTGAGTTGATGTCAAGACCATAAGAACCGAACAGATGAATGAGATCCGGAATAAGATCCATCATCACACCTTCTACGTGTTCTTTTCGGTTCTGAGTGACCTGACCGACGATCTCTTCTAGAGACTGAGGAGGGGAATCTTTTTTGAATCCAGGAAAAAGAACAACGTTGTCTGTCACTTGACTACCCTTAGCAGAATGCATTCTTGGTTGAGTCGGCCATTAGGCTTGCTTTCCGCGGTCTTTATATTTGACATAAACGACCTCAGACCAACCTTGCCGGCTGACAAGAGTGCCGTCAGGGATTCTCCGGGCTTTCGTAGAGTCTTCGATGTACTGGATTCTACATCCCATCCAGTAAGAGTCGTTCCCTTGACTTGAATACCCGCAGGTCCCACTGCTAGGTACTGAGTCAGCTTGCGATACTTGGTGTTGTACACCCATAGCTGTTGACATCCAATAATTTCGGCCGGATGAACCGACACAATCTTCAGAGAAGGTTCTTCCTTCTGGAACTTCAGGTTCTTCACCAGATCGACGGCCGGCTTGACCTTTTTCTCTCGTGGCTTACGGACCTTTACCGCCTTCTTGTTATTTATATATCGATCGATCAAAAGTACAAACTCTTCCCAGTACTTTTTGAGGCGAGCACGAGACTTCTTCATGGCAGGAGTATCATACTCATCCGGCTCATGATCATTCGCATGTTTCGAGTAGTACTCACGGATTGCGTTTGCTGCCTGAGGTGACACTTCTTTGGCAACAAGCCAATCATACACATTGAAGTCAGGAACGGTGTCAATGGCTTCTTCGCAGGCAGTAATCAGATTGTGAATCTTAGACTGTACACGATCCTGGATGCTCACAGCCGGCTTTGGCGATTCGTCTACTTCCTCACGAATCGCCGATGCCAACCGGACCAGCTCCTTGACGCTATTGTCAAAGTAGTCGAGATTCTTCTGCGGCAGCTCGTTTCCGTTCATGATGATACGAGCAACATTGCCAAGAGTCTTTGAGATCTTGTACTTTGGAAGCCGACGCAGAGCAGACACATCACTCTTGGTATACGTCTTCTTGACATACGTGAAGAACCAGTCTCGCGACTGGTCATCATCACTCATATAGTTGTACCAGTTCAGAGCATCACCAAGGTTGGTTACCTGAATCGGTTCAGGACCGTAAGCCCTTTCATCCAAGGTCTTGATAGCCGACCGAGACATCTGCTTCGGCTTCGGCTTGGTCTTAATCTTGATAGCCATCGGTATCCACCTTCTTTACACGACGAAACGATCCCTTGCCTTTCTTGGCAGGGATCGCTTTAGGCTTATTCACCCGGCCGACTGCCCGAGCAATAGGATTTCGAGATTTGAGTTTCTGTTTCATAATATTCAGTATATTACGTAACATAAAAAATGTACACAACTATTTTTGTCTGATGTACTTTGCGATCATGTGCATGATTGCCTGATGGACATCTTCAGTGGCCTCATACTCATCGCAATCAACATGAATAGAAATGTCGGCCAGTCGTGCACACCAGTTATCTGGCGACATACCAGTCAGAGCAATGGTTTTCATTTTCTTTAGCCGTGCCATTTCAATCGCTTTAACAACATTAGGCGAGTTGCCGCTCGACGAGATTGCAACCAACACGTCGCCTTCCTGGCCAAATGACTCAAGCTGAAATGAATAAACATCGTCATAGGAGATATCATTTGAGATTGCCGTCATGAGAGGGATGTTAGCTGCCAGCGAAATGACTCTTGGAACTACACCGCCCTTACGGCAACCCTTGGTATAGTCACATGCCCAGTGTTGTGCAATCGCTGCTGATGCACCGTTACCAATAGTATAGATGTTTCTTCTGTGATTTGATAAGCTGGTCAAAAAGAGAAGTTCTGCTGCTCTCTTGAACTGAACAACATCAATACTATCAAAGGCCTTGAGTACTTTTTCTCTGTGCTCAGTAAGGATATCAGTCGCGGTAAACAACTTTTGCTCCTTCATGTGAAATTCCTATGTCTAGACACGTGCGGTCTGAAAACTCTTTTCGAATTGCATTCTTTGATTCTGTGAGAGCTAGCATATATCCACCGCCACCAGCTCCGAGTAGTTTGGCACCAAGTGCACCTACGGCTTGACACCGTTCGTACATACTATCTATCTCATCATTCGAGATCTCATCAGACATTTGTTTCTTGAGTATCCATGCCGAGTTGAGCAACCGACCATACTCATTTGGATTCACCGGTTGCGTGGCCTGCATCTCTGCCATATGGGCCAACTCACGAATCACAAAGGTCTTGGCTTCAAAGTTAATCGTATCAAGAATCTTGGCCGCGTGGTGCTCTATGTTCGTAGGAACCAGAATAAGCCAATTTTCAAGTGCATTCGAATCCAAGCGTTTTACGTCTACACGACCATTGCCAAGTTCATTCGAATAACGAATGTAGTTCATGCCACCGAATGCAGAAGCAAACTGATCTTGCATACCGATCTTCCAACCACAGAGGTCAATCTCGATATGACACGCAGTCTTGGCAATACCATATGGATTCATATACTCATAGCCAAGATATGCACTCAGAGCTTTGACAAGAGCACAAGTAAAGGCAGACGATCCACCAAGACCATTACCGATCGTGGGGATGTCTGCGAATGATGTGATTTCAATGTTGGACTTGATACCAAAGAACTTCAATGCGTTACGGACGATTTCATTCTGAATTTCGTCTACGTGCTCTACGCACTCTTGCTTTGAATAGGAGACTTTGATATGATTATGAGGTGTGTGCATGACAGCTACGTAGACATACTTATCGATAGCAGTCGAGATTGTAGCTCCACCCCATTGGGCGAAGTGGGCGGGGATATCACTACCCCCGCCAAAGAACGAGACTCTAAGCGGCGCTTTTGCCAAGATCACGGTGTTGTTCCTTCAATGATGCAATCAGTCCTTTCCACTTCGGCATGATCGACTCCCAAGAGAATCGAGTATCGGCGTATGCCTTGATGAACGTGAGAAGGTTTGTCAGGTCGCCATCATATTGTACAGTCAGCCCGGCTGAAGTATCAGTAAGAGCAGAGAAGTTAGGGTGAACAGCCAAACAACCAGCAGACATAGCCTCGATAAGAGATCTGCATGACGTTTCAGGCCAGATACAAGGGTACGCAAAGATGTGAGCCTTTTGATAGGCGGCACGAACTGTCTCCTGATCCGCCCAACCGTGGTAGTTAATTTGTGGATGGTCTCTCATCTTCTGGAAGAGAGGTTCATACTGTGCATCTCGGCCTTCCCAATTCTTACCATAGATACCGAACGAACTAAACACGTCGAGTTCAATATTAGGATACTTTTCAGCTAGAGCGCAAAATACAGGAACCAGAATCTCCAGTCCACGATGAGGTGTGGACGTATAAATGAGGCGTATTTTGTCCTTTGGCTTTTCAACGAGAGGAATTGGTTCGACACCTGTTTCAATAACGCACGATTGGTGGCTATATGGAACTCCAAGATAGTCACGATATTGCTGATACTGCCAGTTGCTGCTAAAGACCAACTTGTGGAAGCGAGCTCGAGAAGCTGGGTCTTTAAGGTGTTCAGCTTCTGGATCGAGAGCAAGATCATGTAGGTGGTAGATTCTAATTCGCTCAGGATCCAACTCGCGGACGCGAGCAGTGATAATTTGGATTCCATCGAGCTCATCACGAGTAAGTCGGTGGAAGAGATTTCGAGTGGTGAGTTCTGTTCCACCGTTCGACTCCTTGTTGAGCTCATTCAATTCAATTAGGTCTTGATTATTCATCATTGTATCCAGTAAGTTCAAAATCGCGGTCTGCATGGAAAAAGAATTCTCTGTCATTAAAAGCCTTGTCATCGACCCAAACATCGTATGATGGCTTTCCTAGACGGATTTCGTGGAACTTGCAGCCCCAATCGTTGAGTTGTTTGTGGGTGAGTTCGGTCCAGTCAATTCCCGATCCTGAACCACGGGCCGTCCAATAAATGATCGTTGCGCCCTGATCGTATAGTTTATTTATATGATCAATGCGATGCTTCATAGGAACAGACTGATCATAATGATGAACACCATCAATTAATGGAGTGTAACAGATAGTCTGATCAATATCTACTATGAAGATCATGCTGTGAATCCAATAACCGAGTCGTAACGAAACGATCTCCAACCTTCGTTCTCAAGGTCCCACACGGCTTGTACATTTGGATTCGAATGCACTGGCTTCAATGTATCTTCTTTATGGGGAAGAAGATCTGGCTTGAGTGTGCAGCGCATCTTGCGCTCCGTACCATCCTTCTTTATAAAGAGAACCTCTACTGTTCCGTTATGAAGGGCTTCCTTTAGGAATTCATTCTGCCAGGAAGTGCTGTTCTGGTCGGTTGTAGTATTCAACGAGTCTGTCATAACCACCCACTCTTTCTTCATCAATAATAATAAAAGGAACTGTTTTCACGTCTGGAAAGATGCTAATAAATTCTTCACGAGTTAGATCGACACCGATCTTCATTTCTTCGTAAGTCTGGCCTTTCAAAGAAAACAAGTTCTTTGCCTGAACACAATATGGACAATTATCTTTTGTGTAGATAACAACCTTATTCATCTGAACTCTTTCCTCTGTAAATATTTGCTGTTGAACGAGGATCGCCATAAACTTCGTTGGCACGCTTCCTCACCCAAGCCATGTTCTTAGCAGGACCAGGAACAGTTACCCAGGGGTTCAGTCCCTTCTTCCAAGCAGCAAGCTTGTTCACAGCCTTTTGAAGTGGCGTACGATCAGCACGAACTTCCTTTACACCATTTACAATCGAACGGCGCTGACCCCTCGAAGTCAATGTCTTACGTAATCTCTTTTTACCCATTATATAACCTCACTTATTCTTGCGCGCAGCACGTGCTTTACGCTTTGTCGATCCGATTTTACGACGTCCCTTACGAGGACGATTCTTTGAAGGATGTGGCATATTCACCTCAGCTATTTAGTAATGATAAAGCGATAATTATTAGAACGGCCCAACCGAAAAGACCAAGAGATGCATTCTTGGAATTTCTGCGCCTGGGCATTTTTGCTTTTGGCGGCTTTTTGGTTTTTGTTACCGGATTCAGGAGGGTGGTTTTTCTCCACCCGCCTGCATTTGTAGTGACATAGTGTTTTGTGCGGCCATTACTGCCGCTACCAAAAGATGTACTGGTTGTAAGTCTTTGAGTCTTAGATCCTGTACTTCTAGAAGAAGTTTGCCGCGTAGTGCCTTTATTGGTAATGGTTCTAGTGCTTGTGGTTCTAGAACCCTTTCCGGTCGACCGCGTAGTTCTTTTCGTATATCCCATTATATATCACGTTTTCTGAATTAAAGACAACTCTTTTTCTCTGTCAATATACTTATACTCTACTTTTGTAGGACCCCAGGACTCAATTGCAGCAAACACATCATCAATATTGAGTGCGCTACAAGTATAGACGTCCAGTTGAGCAAGTGCTGGTTCACACTCATCCCAAACATGAAGAGCAATATGACTGGTTTCAATAATAGTGACTGCGGTCAAACCGCGGTTGCCAACCATATCTGAATAAACTGAATATGGACCCATGAGGATCTTCATATCAATTGCTTCGACGAGCTTTCGCATCCACACATCAATGGCTGTAGTGCATTGCGGAGGATTATCTAATTCTGCTCTTACGATTAAGTGCTTGTGTTCTAGTACCTTACCCACCTCATAAAGTCTCCTGTTCGGGGTTAAAGAGTAGAGCCTTGACATGACTCGCTTGAATCTTACAACTTACCCAGTTATTGTAAAATTTTGGATCTAGTATTGCATCATGATCAAAAATATACTTTGTTTCAAAGTAATTGCACTCACCACGAGATTTACATAAACGAAGAATAGTTCGTTTGAAGTTCTCTTTGCCAAGCTTTTCTATGTCTGCCTTTAAGGCTATTCCATAACAAGCGGAAAGATTTATTTATTCGTCTTCATCTTCATCATCAAGAAGTTCTTCTGGGAGATCCTCACCGCAGTAAGGACAGAAGAGAGGAGAAAGTGTGCAGTCTGATACTAATTTAAATTCCTCCTCGCAGGAGGGGCAAGTTGTCCAATCCATTAAATGTGTTTTCCTTATAAATAAGTGTGGTTCGCGGTCTCGTACACCCAACCACTCTAATGCCATTGGGAGCACCAGCATGAATATTTACTATATATATGCCTATTTAAGATCTTCAAATAATACTCCCTATTATATAGGGAAAGGTAAAGATGATAGAGCTTATGCAAAACATAAAGGCATCTCTACTCCAAAAGATCGTTCTAAAATTGTTATATTAGAATCTAATTTAACTGAAGTTGGAGCATTTGCTTTAGAGCGCCGTTATATCAAATGGTATGGTCGTAAAGATCTAAAAACAGGAATATTATTAAACAAAACAGATGGTGGAGAAGGATCTTCTGGTTTAATTCATTCAAAGGAAACCAAAGCAAAAATATCACAATTAAAAACCGGTTCTAAAACTAAACCCCGCAGTGAAGAATTTAAAAAATTATTAAGTGAAAAATATAAAGGCAAACCTCTTTCAGAAGAAACAAGAAGAAAGATGAGCGAAGCCGCTAAGAGACGTAAAACTCAACCAAGATCTGGTTGTAAACATTCAGAAGAAACTAAAGCAAAAATAGCTATAGCTAAAATGGGAAATCAATGCGCTAGAAAATATCCTAAAGCTGAAAGCCTTTGAAGGTGTTTTCGTCTACGTCTTTCTTGACTCCGCCAATTACATAACTAGTAATCTCTGTTTCCTGTGGAGCAACCTGAACCTCTGCACCGGAGATCCACTTCTGCGTCCATGGCAGTGGATTTGCACCCGGCTTACCGCTTAGTCCAATTGCACCCATGCGCTTCGCGGCGATATGATCTACATAGTCACAAAGTAGCTGTTCGTTCAGTCCGATCATAGATCCATTCTTAAAAAGATAATGTGCCCACTTCTTTTCTTGTTCGACAACTTTGTAAAACATGTCAATGCACTCATGTTGTGTCTCTTGCCGAATTTGTTCAAAGTCCGGATCCTCCTTTGGGAGAATTTTGAGCAGTTGCTGAGTTGAGGCAAGATGAACATTCTCATCCCGTGCAATGAGCTTGATGATTTTCGCATTGCCCTCCATTTTCTTAACCTCCGCAAAAGCCCAGCTACATGCAAACGAGACATAGAATCTTACCCCTTCAAGAGCATTGACAGCGTTGAGGCACATCCATAGTGCCTTCTTGTGATCATAGTAGTCGAATACGGTCTTGCCAGTGTCAGCTGATACAGGCTTCGTGTTTAGCTTGATAAGGTCATCGTAATACTTAGAAATGTCCTTAGCGCAGTCTACGATCTCAGGGATCTCCAGCATTTCATCAAAGACTCTGGAAGGATCAGAATAGACGTTACGAATGATATGAGTATAGGAACGGGAATGAATGGTTTCAAAAAACGTCCAAGTCTGGATCCAGGTTTCCAGCTCAGGAAGCGAACATATAGGTAGAAAAGCTGCAGATGGAGCACGGCCCTGGACAGAGTCAAGGAGGATCTGGCGTTTGAGATTAGACGTGAATATGTGCTTCTCATGCTCGTTCAATCCTTTGAAGTCCTTGCCGTCTCGCGAAAGGTCAACCTCTTCCGGTCTCCAGAAGAAACCCAGTTGCTTCTCGGTCAGCTTTTCAAACGTACTGTAGCGTTGCTTATCATAACGAGCAATATTCACCGGCTTCCCGAAGAAGCAGGTCTGTTCAGTAGCATCAAACTTTTCGTTTGAAAAAACGGTCATTCAACTCTCCAAATACTTGTATTCAGTTTCAGGTCTTTCGGCCAATCGCCTTCTGTGTATGATTTATCATGGAATCGAAGTTCATTCGTCGGCATGATAGTCAACCTACCATTGTCCAGCTGAATGAACATGAATTCTTTCGATTGAGATGGGTCTTGAGTGAATCCATCATACATTGGAATCACTGTAAAGAGATAACGGCCAAAGAGGCCGTTGCTTCGAATCTCTGCTCTTTGGCTGTGCAGATAATTATATATCACGACAGAGAACTGATCGCCGTAACAATCCCAGATCTGTGTGTCGTGAAGTCGCCATTGTTGTTCTGGTACTTGATTGAACGCAAGTGCATGAGGTGGAACGCCACGATAGACGGCTCCACACTCTAGCATAATATGACATCCCCACGAATGTCCAGCCTTGGCATGAAGAGCAAACCAGATGCAGGGCTCGTATGTAAATGGCTTAGCATTCTTACGAATGAAAGACGAATCCACCCAACAGTAGATATGGTGAGGAAGATTTCCCGAGCCGGTGTATAGCATCCTAGTCCTTTTCTTCTAACCACTCGATTTGGTTTTGTGCAACAGTTCGTGTTTCGATAACACCGGTCTCGGTGTCCTCAATTGTGAGGGTAACGGCAGTGCTGTTTTCACGTGTTGCATGCTCATGCACGAACCAGGTCTTACCGGAATCTTCCCACTTATCATTATCAATTCGAATGTACATAATTATCTACCTTGTCCACGATATGGTTTAAACGATCTTTTCTTATGCTTATTCATTGTTGAGAACTTTGGTCGTCTTGTATCGATTGATGTACCAGTTACAATTTTAACGTGTGCTTGCTTTGACGTAACAGACTTTGCCATTGAATACTCCTGTTAGATTTTACAAGAGTCACAATCCTCATCATCTAGTTGCCCTTGTGCTAGTGGTTTTGGTTCTTCAATCTCACCAGCACCGTCAAAGGTGTTGAAATAGTACAGAGTCTTTCCGCCGTACTTATAATGCATAAGAAGGTGTTTGATCATCTCAGACATCGGAATCTTCTCGTCCTCATAGTGGCGAGGATTGTAAGAAGTATTGACCGAGATTGCCTGGTCGATGAACTTCTGCAGGACCGCAGTGATCTGCAGGTAACCTTCAGGCGACTTTTGATCCCATAGTAGTTCGTATTTATTCTTCAGCTTTCTGAGCTCAGGAACAACCTGCTTCAGAACACCATCCTTCGACTGCTTGATCGAGATCAGAGCACGAGGCGGTTCGATACCGTTGGTCGAGTTTGAGATCTGTGCAGAGGTCTCAGCCGGCATCAAAGCCATCAGTGTCGAGTTACGAATGCCATGAGTATAAGCTCTGGAAGAGAGCTCATCCCAATTCATCTTGTATACCGGCTTGACCAGCTCATCGACATCCTTCTTGTAGGTATCGATCGGCATCAATCCGGCATTGTACTTTGTTTCGATGCTCTTCGGACATGCGCCTGCTTCTTCGGCAAGATCTACCGAGGCCTTAATAAGATAATAACTCCATGCTTCAGCGTACTCATGAACGAGATCCAGATTAGGAGCGGAATAAGTGGAGTCATTACGAGCAAGCCAATAAGCAAAATTGATGATACCAATACCGAGAGGGCGGCGATTGTAAGTACCCACTTCAGCGGCTCTAACAGGATAAGACTGATAGTCGAGTAGAGCATCAAGAGCGCGGACTGCCAGAGTGCAAGGTCGCTCGAAATCTCCTGGCTTTCTAATTTTGCCCCAGTTGATTGCTGCCAGTGTGCAAAGGCTGATTTCACCTTGTTCATCGTGAATATCCTTTAATGGAGTGGTTGGAAGAGTAATCTCACAACAGAGGTTACTCATCTTGATAGGTGCTGCTGTGACATCAAACGAACCATGATCGTTAGCATGGTCGACGTTCATCAGATAGATTCGTCCGGTGTCCTTTCGTTCCTGCATGAAGGCTGAGAAGAGATCAATCGCAGGGACGGTCTTTTTTCTGATCTTGGTTGAGCGTTCGTACTTTTCATAGAGTTCTCTAAACGTGTCAACGCTCGTGTAAAACGCTTCATAGAGATCCGGTACATCACCAGGTGAGAAGAGGGTGATATTACCTCCAGATAGAAGTCTCTCATACATTACCTTATTAAACTGGACACCATAGTCCAAATGACGAATACGGTTGTCCTCGGTGCCCTTGTTATTCTTTAGGACAAGAAGATCCTCCACTTCGAGATGCCAAAGGGGGTAATAGAGTGTCGCTGCTCCACCACGGACACCACCTTGGCTACAAGACTTAACAGCAGATTGAAAATGCTTCCAGAAAGGAATAACGCCAGTGTGACTAGCATCACCATTGCGTATAGGAGATCCAATAGCCCTAATACGGCCGCCGCCGATACCAATTCCAGCTTTCTGGCTAACGTACTTGACGATCGCTGAGGATGTTGCATTTATCGAGTCCAGCGAGTCATCTGTTTCGATAAGTACGCAAGAACTGAACTGACGCTGTGGGGTGCGAACGCCTGCCATGATAGGAGTAGGAAGGCTAATGTCAAAAGTACTAATTGCATCGTACAGGTCCTTTACCCATTTGATTCGATCTTTGGTATAGTTTTGGAAAAGAGTCATGGCAATCAACATGAATGCCATCTGAGGCGTTTCGTAGATATCTCCCGTAACGCGGTTCTTGACTAGATACTTGCCGCGGAACTGTTCCATAGCAGCATATGTCAGAAGATTGTCGCGGTCGTGATCGATATAGTTTCCCAGCAACTTCCACTCATCTTGAGAGTACTGCTTACCCAGCGACGCATCATAGTATCCTAGCAGTTTGATACGAATGTAGTGGTTCATCAGATGCGATGGTTCATACTGGCCATACACTTCCTTACGAAGGTTATAGTTGATCAGACGACCGGCAACATACTGATAGTTCGGTGCTTCTTCTGTAATGAGTTCAGCAGCAGCCTTAATCAGAGTCTCCTGAATGTCAGTCGACTTGATCTTGTCATAGAACTGAATGTGAGTCTTGATTTCGAGATCAGATACAGAAACGCCGGATAAACCTTCACAGGCATACATTGCAACTTTGTGGAACTTATTAATATCGAGTGGTTCGCGCGTTCCATCACGCTTCGTTACTGTGATCATCTGATTTCCCTAGTGCTACGGTTCCGTCATCATAGACACGCCATTCAAGAACGGTGTTCTCGTCCCATCCCATGGCTTCCATCATTTCCTGTGGTAAGTCTATATATAACTCGCCATCAGCCGTTTCTTTGACAATTGAACTATAATTCATGGAAGTTTCTTTTCGAACACTGCCTGTTCAGCAAGATCATCAAGTGCCTTCTTTACGTCTGGGAAGTGATGGCAGATGATCTCCCAGCACTGTTCGGCAACGATACGATGTTCCTTCTGAGTAGCCTTGTCCATACGAAGCTGGCAGTAGTGTACCCACGAACGAAGAGAGCCAGACATGATCATGACAGATTCGGTACAACCTTCCGGAAGTACTGCGCGAGCCTGTTCCTTTGCAATACCACGTTCAGTTGCCCATGCATACGCCATCTTGGCAGCATTGACAACCGACTGCTGCATTACCTGCCATTCCTCGGCCAGTCGGTTTTCGTCGGGGCCCAGTTCCACCGAGTTCTGCCGGTTCTTAGCATCTTGAAGTCTTGCTTCTCGTCTAACAAAGCCAAGATCCTTCGTTGGGTCGGCGTAACGTTGAGAGTATTCTTGGAATGCGAAAGAACGATGTCTAAGAATTTGACGAGCGATATCTCGGGTTGTTTTGATTTCCATTGAGACATGGACCATCTCCAAAGGTGACCAATGCTGGTTCTTGATGAGATACTGCACTAGTTTCGGTGCAGTCTTGGTGTTATTCTGGTTCGAGGGATTTGATACTCTAGCTGCCCAAGCAACGAGTTCGTTAGCAGTTGCGCAATCGGTATATGCGGATGGCTTTGTGATGCCAATTAGATTCACTTCACTCATTGTTCGAACAATGCCTTCATTTTAACGCGTGTGGCTTGTGTAGCCTTCAACAAGATCGCTGCGTCATATACCTTATCGATATCTCTGTCAGCTACACCCTGGATGATATCTTGCCAGTAAATCCCAGCAACGGCATCTACAGCTTCATCTACTGTTATGTCTAAATCATCACTCATGAGATCCAGTACTCCTTGCCCATGCCCATCAATTCACGATGCTTGATCAACTCTCTCATGATTTCATCATAACTGTATGACATTGTCACGGACGTCCAAACGCTATCGTTGTTAACGTCTTTATAGAATCTCAGTTCAAACTGACCGTAGTAGTTCACTACGATTGCATATCCGCGCGAATCCATTAGATGTGCTCCAGTGCTTCTAGTTTATCCTTGTACTCGGCGATACGGCCGAGCTCGAGTTCAATTGCGCCCATAAAGTCGGTATGTTCGTGAATAGCTATAGGGTTATTCATCATGACACGAATGTTCATTGCATGCATCTCAATACCAGCTTGTAACTTCTTGCGAAGGGCAATTTTAATATCATCTTTCATTATTTGAATCCTTATTACAAATTTCGTCGCTTACTGTTGTCTTAAATATATTCGGAATCAACCCGTGTATTAATAGTATAACGCCCCATCTCCACGACCTAAAGAGATGTTGAAAGTAACCGATGTTGTTATCTTTCAGATGAGACATTAACTGTTACTCATGTCTTCATATCGCCAAAGCATTTCTTGGATATATTCAATCTCTGCATCATAATTGTCATATGTCCAATCAGGCAGTTTCTCTTTTAACATCTCAAGAAACTTCATAGCATCTTCATATGTTGTGGTCATGAGCGCTTCTTTCTACTGGTGCGAGCCTTGGACAAAATACGAGCAAGACTCGCTTCTCGACGATCAAGTTCTTCCTGCTGACGATCAGCAAGAGCATTGCGTGCAGCAATCTCCATGTTCTCTGGCAAGCGCATCACTCTGCTCCTACGGTAGCTAGGGTCATTAGATTGTCCTTTCAGTCACGATCCAAGAGCCAGCGCTCAAGGTCGGCATCGTCGATGTCGTCGAGTTCATCCCGCGCGCGGTCTTCGAGCCAGTCGTCTTCATCCATCACTCTGTCCTTTCTGCGCAAGGATCGCAGCCGCCGCAGCAGCGGCACCGCGCGCGGCGGATGATGTTAACCACATCACTTCGCCTCCAGTGCTGCGAGGGCTTGAAGGCATTCGTTCGATAAGTTGTTTGCGGTTTCCCAATGTCGCGACGGTAACAGGCCCATCTCAACCACGTTCTCCCAGGCCTGCTGCGATCTACGCAAAGCCTCCTTCGCCGTCCTGATGCTTTCGACACTGGGCCGGGTGTTCCATACGGCGATTGCTTCGGCTTCGGTGTCCGCGCTTGGCCAAGAGCATTGGCTGCAAGATACCCGCCAGCCAGTAGGAACGCGGTGAGCAATTCCTCCCCCATTACAAAACGGACACGGCTTCAATTCAGTCATGGCGCTTCAGTTTCCTTCATCATATATTCTTTATATCAAAAAGAGGAAAAAATGTACATACATTAAACGAAATCCTCTAAAGTAGCAGAGGTCATGCCAATATGGTAAGGCTTCTTTCTACGAACCATGTTCTCGATCATATTACGTGTACCGCGAGACTCGCCGTCCCAAATAATAATAGCAGCGTCGGCATACTCTGCCATGGCCCGATTTCGCTGCGGACCGGCTGAGTTTCCGTGGCGCATCCAGTCGGCCGGCATTTCCTTAACAGGAACATCATTTGCCCGGGCCCACTGTTCACCAAGACGATCTACTCCGATTGCTGTACCACTTACAACCTCTGTGATATCGTAACCAGAGCTTTTAATAGTTCTTACAACGAGAGCGTAGTCGTCGATAGTACGTGAACCTGCAATGATAACCTTCACTGTTCTACCTCAAAAGTCTTTACCTTCTGGAAACGTGCAATCTTTACATAACCATCAGCCTTAATATCGTTTACTCGCGCAAGGGCATCGTAATACTCAACATACTGACCGTCATTATACCACCAGAAGTGATCCCAGAATGCCCATGGTCGCGGAACCCGTTGATATTCAACAAGCCACTGATTATTCACACGGAAAATTCGAAGCTTTCGAATAGCAATAAATTCGTATTCAACACCGTATTCGTTATCTACTAACTCAGTCATATCCGTTTCCTAAATAGTCAAACATTTTTGGATCATAATACAGCTTTGCCGTGCCGCAGGATTCGATGTCATCGATATCGCGTGATGCCACTCTTACGTATTTCGAAAAGTAATCAATGCCACGAAGCTCGATAATAAGAGTCGTGGCAGCTGCCACCATGTTAGCGTTGTATACCACCCAGGTCACATCTTCTTCTGGCAGCCGCAAGATCGCATCAACGGTCTTTCCGCCATAATGCGAAATGTAGCTTTGCAGTTGGTCCTGTGTAAGTGCATTCATCGATAATTTCCTTCACCTGTTCCTGTGTATATCCAGCAAGGACCATATCATTGATGTCCTTCTGTTCAATGGATGTTGGCCAGATACACACACGATATCCAGCATCAATAGCCTTTTCGATTCGTTTGACTATGTCTTTATTTCTGGGTTCGTTATCGTATACTACAATAAATCGCTCTTTTTGTACATCTAAAAATTGTAGTGGTGTGATAAGATCACCACCTGCCGATGCAATCCCATTTGGCAAAAAGAGTGAGTCAATCGGCCCTTCCACCACATATATATCATGGGACGGATCCATTGTATCGAGGCCAAAGATCTTCGGCTTCTCATCATCAAGAATGATAGTGATGTACCTGACCCCTGTTTTCTTGAACGAACGGCCTTGAAACCCAAAGAGCTTCTTGTTCTCATCAAGAAACGGAATGATCAACCGCGGTTCGTCATTCTTCAGAGATTCCTCATCAAACTTATCAGGAAGCATGGTGTTCACCCACTCCTTAAAGTTTCTTACAAGAAATAGTTTGTGATGTGCCTCTGAAGGAATTAACCGGCGAGATACGTATTGTTTGACTGGATGATCAGGTTTGAGTTGAGAGACCTTCTTCAAATCCTTCAGGCCGGTTGTCTTCACAAAGACCGGCGGCTTCATCTTCTCGACGAACTCTTGCGTCTCGTTCCTATGACCCTGCTCGAGCATCCGTTCCTTGAGATACTCAATATACAGAGTCGGGTCAAGAGTCTTAATGAACCATGGAAGACCCATTGATGCACTACAGTTATGACAAAAGAACTTTAACGCCCCTTTGCGCATATAGATATAACCACGAGTTTTACGAGGATCTTTTTGTGAGTCACCACAAATTGGGCAACGGAACTTATAAGTGTTTGCGTTAACTCTTGCGAATCTCTCGAGTCTGGATGAAAGAAGATTAACGTATTTGTGTTCTAACCAAAGCATTAGTATACCTACTGTCGACTGATAGTATCATTATACACAGTCTACGAAATAAGTACACAAAAAAATGTAGTAATTAGAAGAATTTATCCCACGGGATAATTGCAAGAATACTACCAACGACAGCGGATCCGCCGATCACAATCCATTGCCACTTTTCCATTGTAGTGATTCTTTCGCTTAGAACCGTGTGTTGCTGTTGTTGATCGGCTCTCATAGCTTTAATTTCTAGCATGAGTTCATCATATTGATCATCAATTTTTTCTTTAATTTCGCGCTCGCCATCAAGAATTCTTTCATAGATGCCTTCGATTTTTTCATCTGATTCCACTCTTCGCGCTTCCACTAAATCTGAGAGTTGTTTACTAACAGCTTCCTGAGAAGACAGTTTAGCCTCGTGTACAACCAGTAAATTAGACACATTGCTTGAAATATCTGTAAGCTTATCAATAGTTTTATCCAAACGGTCGACAAGCGCGCCGACGACGGCCATATTTTTTTGAAGATATGACACGTCGTCGGATAATTTTTCAATACGCGGAGTATCCATCAGAAAGGACCGTAATCTTCGTCTGATTTGCGATACTTATCAACAGCTGCCATCATTTTGATTTCATTATCAGTGTTGATAGTATTGGCTTCTGCAATTTCTTTGTAGTTGGTTTTACCCATCTCTTGCACTTTAATATTTGGGTTGAATTCAGATACCTTCATACCCATCATAGTAGCAAAAGCACCGACAAAAGCGCCGACAATCATTGAGAAAGCAGGACCGATGATCTTGAAGATTTCATTATTATCAACCTGGCTATTATCGAAAAATAGTCCGGCTACCATTGCAATAGCGACAGTAAACATAATGAAAGAAAGAGTAACAGCTGCCATTTTCATGACCATAAGCTGTGTACGGCCCTTCTCAATCTCTAGTTCACCAAGTGTGTCAATCTCTTTTGCAACAGAGAAGAATTTAAATAAACTCATGATTTCTTTTTCCTGCCTGCTCTTGATTTACCCTTAGCAGCATCAACAACATCGCCAGCCTGATTGATCACTTCTTTTACTGCTTCATTTACGTCGACTAATTCTTCTTTAACTCTCTTCACACGTTTTTTTGCTTTATTGATTACTTCATTCGCTTCTTTAATATTCTTTTCAGCAATCTCTTTTGCAACACGCAAATCTTCTGCTGTAACTTTATTATCTTTATTTATATCAAAAATACTGAACCACTTTTTAATTTTTCCCCACATGTTTATCTCCATCACTTTTTAAGAGTTGTGGCCAGTCTTCTGGCTACAGATAGTGGAAGTCCATCTTTTCCAGTGTTCAATAGACCTAGTGCAGCAATGAGTGCTAGCATCGTTTTAGAATCATCTTTTCCGCTAACACGATTCAAAGAATTGGCAATGACGTTCGCAAGATTCTCTCTTGACGGTGCGTCATCTGTTTCTTCTGGCTTGTCAAAGTCTTTGAACTTCTTCATTTCTTTTTCTTTGCTTCTTCTTCAATTGCAGCCTTGTTGTCAATTATCCATTGTTGGAGCTGTCTGAGCTGCTCTGCGTTGGCTTGACAGTTGGCGTAGTTTGAGATGATGGTGAGGAGGGCCGTATTGTCTTTAATTCCTGAGGAGGTCGCATCAGAAGCTCTGGCGGGGTCGGCATCACTGGCACTGGCACTAACGTCGTGCGTGTACACCCAACCGTTAGACAGATTGTACTGGCCAGGAACGTTGTTTTTACCAAGGTCGCGATAGACATATTCTTTTTCCCTAATTACTTCAACTCGATCAATATACTCAGTTACTACGTTGTTTGAAATCTCAGCATTCTTCTTTTCTAGTGCTGCAATCTTTGCATTTGCTTTTGCCGAGAATCTAGCCAACTCTGCCTCAGCATGGGCGGATCCTTTCATGTATCCATAAAAGAAAACTCCGGCAATGAGTGCTAATCCTGCTAGCAACTTATATGGAAAAGGAATCATACTCAACATATTATTTTCTCATAAACCTACTGAAAGTCATGATGTTCTTTTTCTTTTTCTTTACACCCGGTTCACCCTGTGGACCGACACCAAGACCAGCAACATTACCAGCACCGGCAGCATTCACTGCAACTTCTTCACGCTGCATGATACGATCTATTGCGTTAAGTCTACCTTGTTTACGATTCTTAGCCTTATGACTTGGAATCTTATTTACAACAAAACCGCCTTTCCAGTGATAATTAGACTTGGCAACATCGTCTGTTTTTTTCAAATAAGATTTTAGAGTATCAGTAGAGAGTTCATCAAGTTGTGCCTCTTCACGAACAGACTTGTATAGATGTGAATCTTTGTATTCTCTAGTCACGATGTTCTTTGGTGCTTTATAAGTTCCACCTGCAGAGGAAATGTGCACATGACTATCAGTCACCTTCACAACCTTTCCTGTGTGCGGAGTATTGTTAAACTTTTTTGTCTTTAAATAGACTGTTTCACCTTTTTTGAAATCTGACATTAGATCTTCCTTAGAATCTGTACTATATTCTGATCCATGTGAACATCAGAACTGATTATAGTTTTATTCTGAACACCAATGCCATGAATAATCTCTGGCATCTGGCCTAATAAAACAATGAACGGCTTCAACATGTGATGATAGCCGTCCAACTTAAAAAAAAGCATTCGAGTTGCTGCAGAACCAAAGACATTGTAAAGAATAATCAAATGATTCAGCACCAGTCTTTCTTTCAGTTCACCGGCTTCTTCATATCGATTAAACAATCTTTTGATATACTTGAATCGAGCTAGATCCTCATAGAACTCAAGTGTATCAAAACATTGCGGATTATCATAATGTTTCGCTGCATATAACAAAAAGTTTGTTTCATCAAGTTTATCAATCATTATGCAATTCTTACTTTAACGTCCCCTGCAGCAGTGTAGTATAATTGTCCAAGCGCGACACCGCCGGTATTAGCAGCGGTGTCGTCAGCATAAGGACCTTGTACAATAGCTTTGCGTAATGTTGATAATGTAGTATGTTTTGTCGTGTTAGCGGAGACGTCCTCGACAATGAAGAGATCTCCGCTAGCAATCGACGTATTAGCCGTGCCAATTGGATCTAATTCTGGAATCTTTTTAGCACGATCAGTCATATGTTATCCTTAAACAATCGAACCCATAGCAACCAGTGTTTCATAAGAAACACGACCAACTCTACCACCGACTGTTGCGGCAACATTAGCAGTTGAACCGCCTGTTGCACCACCAGTTGAGTTCGCAAAGGTGCCATACACAGTGGCATTAGTAAAACCTTTGCCGGTGTTGGTAATTGTAAGAGATGTAATACCGCCGGTTGTGTTTGTTGCAACGGTTGCAGTAGCATTTACAGTGTTTGTACCAGCAGCAGTAAATGTAAGAATATCACCGTTTGCATAACCAGTACCACCAGCATTAATAGTTACTGCAGTAACTGGTCCTGTGCCAGTAGTTTTTAAGTTCCAACCGGCGTGTGCTACCTTTTTAAAATCCGAAGACGTATTAGCAGCTTCAACTACATCAACACCAAACTGCCCGGTAATTTCATTTGTTGCAAATGCACCGACAGTTGTATTACCATATAGGTTTGTTTGGTTTGTAGTATTCGCAGTCTTATTTAGCTGAGAAACAGCCCATAGGACTGAATTTGCAGCGTCATCTGTATTGCCCCATTGAGCCATTGTAGTTCCTCCTGAAAAACTTTAATTTATTTATTCTTCTTCTGTTGTTAGCAAATCGTCAAGGTATCTAGATTGCTTTTGATGAAAGAGATCCATATATCTTCTGTTTCTCTTTTCATCATAGGTTTCTTCTTGTTCTTCTTCCATCTCAATGCCTATATTTTACGATCTCACCGGTGTCCTTCGCAGCCTTAGGAACCGGAGCAGATACAGCCTTGACAAAGTCTGCGTGTGACTTATGAGCCTGCTTTTGGAAAGCAGCCTTATCTAGCGAGGTCTTACGAGCAGCCATGTGATCTTCGAAGCGGCTGATGTGGTTCGGATGGATGTCATGTTCCTTGCCGTCCATGAAACGAACCTTCTTGTTGATCGACTTGGCTTTACGAAGTTGCATGCCGAGAGCTACCATATCCTCGTCGGCTTTACCCTGACGTGCTTTCCATGCAGCCGAACCTTCCTTTGGTGGACGGCCACGACCTTCTTCAAGTTCTACTTCTTCGTGCATGTGTTCTTTGTTCTTGTGTCTATAAGCACGTACTGCATCATCGGCACCGCGTTCTGATGCTTTACCAGGACCTGATGTATAGCCCTTATGATAGGCTGCGGCTTCACCAGCAGCATGCTCAGGAGTTTTATAAGCAACACTGGCTAGATAAGACGTCTTGCCTTGTGGGTTTTTTAGGTGAGGACGATAGCCCTTGTCATGAAACTTAGACTTTTCAGAGGTTGCCATATAATCGCCAACCTTTAAATTGGCTTCAGCAATATCAATCTCTTCAAACATGTCATTGTTCAGAGAGTCGATGAACTCTTGTTCTTCCTTGGTCAGCTTATTTGCAGCTATTTCAATGCCCTTTTGGCGGCGGAGAGTTTTATTTAGATTCTTAGTTGGGTTCTCGCCCGTCTTGATCTTTAAACCAGCAGTAATGGCTTCTTGACCAACACTACCAGCGGCCTTCTTGATATAGCTTCCCAGTGTTGACTTCGAAAGTTCGTCGATCTGCTCTGCTTCTTCCTTGGCAACCACTTTGTTCAGTGGGTGCTTCATGGCTTTAACATCAGCTTTATCTTTTGAGCTATATGTGCCGACTATTTTACCAGCACGCTCAACTCTCCACTTTTTACCAGATTCGCCTTGGCGTTGTGACATTAGCTCATCTTCAAGACCTGGATCAACTGCTTCAGAAGCCGCTTTAAAATCAGCGTCGGTAGGTGCACCCTTTGATCCAGGCTTGCGCATGCGCTCGCCAGATCCTGCCTTGATGCGCTTACGCTTGGCATGGATATTATCCCACAGTCCACGCTTTTCTTCCTTCACTTCTTTCTTAGCTGGCTTCTTTTCTTTAGCCATCATATCACGAATTTTTTGAGCTGTCTTCTTATTAGCTTCAGTTGGCTCATCAGCAGTAGGCATATAGCCTTCTTTCTTTGTGCCATCTTCGTCTTCATCATCTTCTTCTTCTTTTTCACACTTTTCGCATTCACATTCTTTGTCGTGTTTTGCCTCGTCTAGAATACCACGAACGGTATTCAGAAGGTCGGCAGAAAACTGATCTTCGAGTTTCTTTGTAAACATTATGGGGTATCCTTTAGTCTGCATCTATGATTTTAATTTTGCGTTCTGCCGCACGAGACCTTTTAATAAGGTATCTTTTCAAGTTATCTATATCTTTATCACCCTGAGGACCAGGAATAGGATCTGGTGTGTATCCCTTTGGTGGATTATGAAATCTTTTGTCATCAGCCGGATGGTAATCATGATCCGGATTAAGTTCTTTTTCATGCTCGCCTGACGCAGCATGTAATGCATTCATAGCAGCTTTTACAATAGCTTCGTGTTCTTTCTCAAGCTTCATTCCAGCAGCATGTCTCATTACGATCTCGCCGTGCATGGTAGCACGGGCAATATGAGCCGCTGTGGCTTTGCCGGTGTGGTGCACATCCTTGACAATATCAAATAGTTTGTCTAGATTCTCAGCTGCGGTTTGAGCATCAGAAGCATTTGTATCCTTTGGAAGATCAGCATAAAGCTTTTGAGCTTCTGGAGATACTTCAAACGCTTTTGTAGTATAAGACCCGACAGCGATCTGATCGTTCTGATCAGACTCGATAGCACCCATAGCAATATGCTTTGATTCAAAGATATCGCGAATCTTAGACTCTAATGATCTATATTTCATCTACATCTCCATCTACGTAGAGACATTGCTTTCCGCGTAGGACGTCCCTTTTCATCCTTCATTGGTCCTGGCATACCGCTCATACGAGCACAGAAAGACTTGCGTCTCTTGGCATCCTTTGAACCAGGTTTTACTTTACCTGTCACAGCGGTTTGCAACTTTGAACCAGGATTCTTTGCACGGAAGGCCTTGACGCCCTTCTCAGTCATTCCAGCACCCTTTTCGGTTGCAATGAAATGCCCCTTAGAATCTTCACCTCGAGCTTCTGAAACAAATTGCTTAAAGCGTATCATCTGGCTTCCCATCATTTACATTTCCGGATCCGATGATCTTTTTGTTTCTTTTTTGCTTGCGCACAACGGTCTTACCATCGGCGGTACGAACGATTACACCTTTAACGTCAGCAGTGCGAACTTCTTCCATTGCATCAACAACATCTGGATGAAGTTCGAAAGCAGGCTTCATCTTGATTCCGCATGCTTCGGCCGAGAGAGTCACGCCGATACCAGCAGTCCAAGCCATGTTGAATGTTTCATTGAGATCGGCTTTCTCTTGGCCAGGTGTTTCTTTCTTGTACTTCTTGACAAGAGAATCAGTTCCAATCTCTCTTTCAGATGGAGAGTCTTCGTTTATCTTAGCATGCTTCTCAGCAGACTTTTTGAAGTCCATTCCAAAATACTTCTTCTTGCCCCACTTATTCGAAGCAACCCATGCCGTCTGCTTCTTTGGATCACTTGATCCATAGTGCGGCTTTACATATGGCTTCATCTCGCCTTCATCAATAATTTTCTTTTGAAGTTCTTGATGGCGCTTTTTTACATTCGATTCCGCAGGTTTACGATCTACAATCTCTTTGCTTTTAGTTTGTTCAAGAAGTTGCTTGAACGCGTTGTCAAGTTCTTCGTTGACAATTCTCTCTTCACGAAGATCTGCATCAAGAGTCCATGCTCTACCTTTAGCGATATAGCTATTGACTCGATTGAATGCAAACTGATCTCGTGTTTGACGTGCGTCTTCTTGATACAACGAAGCGCCGCGCTCGTACACCTCCTTGAGAGTCGAGAACGGGATGCCAGTTTTTTCAGCTTTTTTGATAAGTGTTTCTGTGATCTGATCGGTGCCAATTGTGGCATTCAGCATTCTACGTAGAGTGATACCTAGCGGATTACTTTCTTTTTCAAATCGAGTAATCGCATTTTCAATGATATCGACAAGCTCGAGTGTTGACTTGTCATTTAGATCAGAGAACAGACCAGAAAATTCTTCAGCAGCAATCGTGGTATGGAGGCTCTTCATTGGCTCTCCACTGTGATAAGACTTGAGTCTTTCGAACTCTGCTTTTCTTAGTTTTGGTAGAAGTCTTGCTGCGAGTCTCTTGATGAGTTTGGTCTTTTTGGCAACAGCAGTGTCTACCTGAATCTTTTCAGATGTTGTCAGTTCGGCGTAAGGAACATCCTTGCGGGCCGAGAATCTAGATTTCAAGAGTGCACGTGCCTTGGCTTCTGCACGTCTTTGTAGCTTCTGAGGACCGGCAAGACGAGCTTGCGAGATCTCTTTTGCTCTCTGAATCTTTGGTTGAATGCGCTTCAGCTGGCGACCTCTTTGCTGACGCTGTGCAAGCGTCAAGGCTTTACGCTCCTGAAGGGATGCGGCTAGGACGGCAAAGTCCTCGTTTGTACGGCGCTTGTCGTCTAGCTGAGGATTAACGTCGACGCCATCTAGTGGTTTACCAGTTGCAGACTTGCCCGTAGGCTTCTTAGTATTCTTTTCTGGTACCGGTTTCTTCTTATCTTCCATCAGAGTTTCCCTTGGGCTTATCTGTAAACAAACGGGATTGCCGTAGCCTAACCGCATTGTTATTTATGCGTTATGTGATTTCTTGGAAAGTAATAGCACCAAGAGCATCATCACCGTTCGCTGCACCAGTTGCAACAAGAGAAAATACAACACCTTTATTATTAGCAGCAAAAGAGTTGCGCTCTAGCTGATATTGGAATAAAGAAGAGCCTGCAAGATTAATTGCAGTACCGCCGGCCCCAGCAGAAATATTAATATAACCAACCTGTGCATCTCTACCGCCGGTAATGGCAGTGGCTGTGATATCATACTCAACTGATGATTCGGCGGTATTTACATCAACCCAACTGGCCCCGGTAAGTGTACCGCCAACAACAAGTTTGTATCGATAGCGTGTATTGTTTGAAACACCAAAGAATTCAATGTCTGTTGGAATTACGATAGCATCTGAATACGCGTCTTTTAATCGAATTGAGATGATTGGAACAAATGTACCTGCTGTTGGTATATCTTTTGGTGTTGTGATAGGAATACCAATTGATCGCGATCTACCCTTTATTTCATATCCGCCTTCTGAGATCACAGTAGCACAAACAATCTTGAGTGTTGAACTGCTTGCTGTAGTACCAAGATTTTCAATCTCAGCACGGACTGGCAAACATGCTGTTGCCATATATGTCGAATCAATAATATTGGCGTGATGGAATGAATGACAGTGAACAAACTTGCCATTAATAACGAAACCGCAGCGAACCGTACCAAGTCCTAACCATTCAATATCGATAAACTGAATTTGAGCTTTTGTTAGATCCAGAGTAAGTTTTGACGGACCATTACCATCTAGTTTATCGTATAACCAATTTTGTTGATATACACGGGTTTCAGATACACCGGTACCAGGCGATGTAGATCTTTCTACCCAACAAATACCAGCATCAGTTTGTTCTAAAAAGATTCCGTTGGTAGTGCTGAAATAACCATATCTCTGACGCAGGTTTGTTTTGTGCGGAGACATTACATATGTTTGGAGAATCTGCAGAGATTTGCCTGGCTGATATGCAAACACACGGGCTGATTCTCTATAAAGGAATGAACCAGATGCCGTGTCAAGTGTGCATTCAATCAATCCGGCGTTTGCATTGTGTGTTGATACGGCCCCGGTTGCAGAGTTTGATTGATTGATTCTACCATTATCTCTGTACCTGTGCGATGAATCAAACAAAGTCAGTGGTTGTGCTGATCTGGCTCTACCGAAAGCATCGACTGCCATGCCAGTCGGATTCGATCCGTCAATAGGATTACCATAGATATCAGCAGTCATATTCAGTTCATAGAGATGAACGTTATGAGGCTGTTTAAATTCGTAGCTGTCAGTGCGCCATTGTGCCATTAGTTAATCCAGTTCTTGAATCTCGCAATAAAGGACTCGTAAGGGCATGGGCATGCCCTTACGAACGTCATGATAGAGTTCATCCTTGTGCGCTTTACTCATCCCGGCCGGAGCCATCTTATGAAACGACTCCTTGTCTCCGGCTGAAGCGTGCTTGCGCATTGCCGTACCAGAAGCAGCAGCAATTCCTTCACCTGTGTCTGAACGCTCGCCGCCGACAGACTTGACCTTGATGCTCTTGAAGTTATAGTGTCCATGCCTCCCTTCAGTTCCATTATACTTGTGGAGCAAGTTATGAAACTCATGGACACGATCTGAGCCGACATGCATAGTTACGTGTGTGTAACCAGCCTTATGCAGCTTAGACATCTGATGAAGCAACGTAGGATGATCTTTACCCATAGCCTCTACCTTCGCGCCCTTCACGGCACGAGACAGATGCTTGACCTTCTGTTCTGGAGTCAGAGGATTCTTCTTGGCATCATGAGAACCGGTTGTCAAGATCTTATGATCTGCACCTTCCTTCTTAGCGGCATCCATCACATGCTTTACGACCATTTCGTGGCCAGCATGCACAGGATTGAATCTTCCTTGAGTGATATGGATTGCCTTCACAGCGATTTGTCCTTGTTGAAGTTAGCAGCCGAGAACTCAGCACGATCAACAATCTTAGTAGGACGATTATGTCTTACCACCACAAATCCTTCAGGCTTAGATTTCTTTCCACTGATACTATGATCAAACTCAGCACGACTCGAGAGTGTATTAGATAACACATCCTTTGCCTTCTGAAGATGGTTGTGCATCTGCAAAATGCGTTCGAAGTGACCACGATTGCGTTGGACATGAGCAATATCTTGCTCCATTGCCGCAGTCTTTGATGCCTTCGAGGCAGCAGTCTTTACAGAGTCGATCTTCTTCTGATGCGACTTAGCAAGATGCGCCATAAACTCATTTACATTCGGCTTAGTACCGGTACGAACCGTATGGTTGATATATGTCTTGAGAGGAATACGGTGGCTCTCGATGGCCGCATGAGTTTCAGGACCGGTCTTTGCATGCAACTTAGCAGCAGCTGCCATGTGCTTGACAAACTTAGCCTGGTGTTGTGGCTTATAATCAATGCCAGACATGTCATGTTCTGTAGAGATAAGATGCACATCCTTGTGCAGTCCAAACTCATCAAGGTTTGGTGCATACTCGGCCTTCATGTCTTCGAGGTTCTTACCGTTATACTTGGTATGAACAGCAACACCGATCTTTGAACGAAGTGCTGCTTTGCCATGATGCGAGTTCTTATCAGCAGAGTACGTAATGGTATTTGGTGTAAAGTGAATCTTATTGCCCGATTCGTGCACATCATTTTGTGTGTGCATGATATCACCTTGGAACACACCCTTACGGGGAGTTACCTTCGGCAGATGATCCAAGGCAGCTTTCAGTTTCTCTACAAGACCAGGAGCATGACCATGATTGCGTTCAATGTCCTCATGCGTGTAGTTGATCTTTGGATTCTTGTTGAACGCAGACTTGGATGCAACAAAGAACTTACCAGTTTCAGGATGACGACCAAACACAACAGAAGGCGAACCGTCATACTTCATGGTTACCTTCGTGGCATTCTCTTTACCAGTTAGTTTATCATGCACATCCTTGAGATTATGATAAGCGTGTGAGAACCCTTCGGCGCCAGCATTAATCACATGATCTTCTGCATGCTCAAGATGCTTGAGCTTTTCTTCACTTACTTCTTCGGTCAAGAAATTTTTAAATGCTGTCATTTTACCGTCTTTATCGATCCATCAGGGTTTACAAAATATGCTTCAAACTTAATGTTTGGATATTCTTTTTGCAGCGAAAGAAATGCATGAAGATTGCTAGGAGCATCATCAAACAATCTCAGCTTAACGTAGTTCTTTGTATTTATATACTTGCGGAAGATGATCTTCTTAGCTTCTGCCGAAGAGTCGATCTTCAAGTTACCAGCGCGCTCAACGTGAATCTGATCAATCGGAAGACCATGATCACGAAACGTCTGAAGGAAGAGATCCTTGTTATCAAAGTCAGCCCGTGCAGTGCAGATGATTACCCGGCTGTGAGGATTCTTCTTCGAGTTGGCAAAGATCGCTTTCGCCTTTGCAACCATACGAGAGATTGGAGTCGAGGTCTTGCGAAATACCTCTGCGCTCGCAAACTCTCCGAAGTCGTAGGTCTCGCCTTCCTTACGCTTGTAGGTGTTAAACTCCTGGTTATCCAACATTCGAACAACCTTGCCATCCTTTACGACAGCAACCTTTGCCTTCGTATGGAAGAGTGTCTCATCGATATCGAATATCGTGAGCGTACCAGAACCAACAAACTCTCTAAACCTTTTCTTGATCATGGTTTACCCTACAACGTTTTTGAAAAAATGTACACTATAAAAAACATGCCAGGTTCAATTTTTTTTCGATAATATTGACTGTTTTCCCATCAACCGGAGCGATATTAAATGGAGATTTAGAATTTGTTGGAATACTAAACTGCATCTCAAAAGTGAATTGATAATTGCCACCACCTTTATATTGGACGCGCGCTCTGTATGTAGCATTTGCAGCGGTTCCAAACCGTGGAATGCCTTTTAACTTTAAGGGGTTCTTAGATCCCATTAAATAGAACCCGTGGGTTCCAACATTTACATAATATGTTTTTTTCTTTATATAATACTCTTCAATTTTTGATGCTGGAATAGAGCCTTTAATATCTTTAAAGAGAACTTTATCACGCTCATACATTTCTCTATTTGACATATTACCAAAAAAAGCTTTCCATTCATCATCTTTGTCGCGTTTTGCCGGTTTGTCTTTCCAGTTTTCTTTAATAATATCAAATATGCCGACTTCTTCTGCTAATTCTTTAATAAAGAGTTTTTCATCTTCAGTAGATTTGATGTCTCCAAATTTCCACGGATTAATTTTATCTTTTGAATCGTATTTAATTACTAGAGACCCAGCAGAAGCTGCAGATATCTTAAGTTCACAACCAGCTTTTTGATTGCCTTTCATAATCATCAAATCTGGTTGGTCATGACCTGCTCCAGCAGGCCTAAAGTCTTTAGGAACAATCCCATATTTTTTTAATAAATTTGATGCATTGATTTCGTATTGAAATCCTTGTTGGGCTGCCATAAAAAACTCCTTTGGTCTATTTATGAGACAAAAGAAAACCGGCCCGAGTATTGCTACTGGGCCGGCCGTGTTATTCTTATTTATACTAAGCAGCTATAAACCACTCTGGAATCGGACGTTTTGTCCAGACCATCCTGAAGCGATCTTGCTTGGTCCGATAAAACTTGCGGTATGAACCTACGATGTCACGATAGTCCATACACTCTGGGTTCGACTTCATAGCCAGCGGTTGTGGAGTCTTGTAACCGATCGGGATGTTTAGCGGAGGACTCTTGAGAACCTCACGAAGCAACTTATCGGTTCCATGGACCTTGCCATAACGGTACGTATACTCGTCACACAGAGCTACAAAGTGGACATAGTGCCAGTTGTAGTTGTTGTTGCTCTCAGCGGTCCAGACCGTGCAAGGATGATGCATGTGCACAGCGCGGTACAAAACATCCTCACGGCTATCTGGCAGGGTCCATGCCTTGGACATGGTCTTGCCAGACTTTGATGGCACACGAGTTTCTACGCCGTCAAGCATACGATGAACCGTCGAGAGCATCTGAGCCGACTCGACGATCATCTTCACCACATGCTTATCACACTGCAGCTGAGCAGCTTTGATTGGACATGTATCGAGAATAAACAGATTCATTATTCACCTTGTGTACAAATTTAAATTTCTGCTCGTCGTTCCATCCCTGAAGATATTCATTATCCTCATCGAAGAGTCGAAGATACTCTGCGTCATCGATCTCGCGAGTAGAAGTAATCATCTCATCGATATGCAACTGAGAAAACTCGCCGGCTTCGTTCATCGATACGGTATCTTTAGCATGCTCTGGGCTATCGCACTCGACTACGTAGCGCATACGAAACATGCTGATAGCTTCAACAAGATACTTAGCCATTTGTAATTTCCTGAAACTCGGTTTCACCGAGACACGTGGCATAATTCCACTGTCTGTCACAAACATGGCACGATACCATTCCAGAAGTTACATTCCGATCCGGATTGAGATTGACACCGTGTTTGTCGTAGACAGGAGGATAGTATGTACACGTAGTCATACCTATGCCGACATTAAACCGGCATTCACCTTCACACCTAGGATCAGGGTTCAAGGCCCATATCCTCCAGTTGATCTGGGGTTGCGTACCACTTCAGAATGAGCTCAAGAGCATCAATATGCTTCTGAATGAGTTCATCGTCTTGCTCAGGATCACCCCATGCAAAGACATTATTGCCAGCACCGAGATCGTCCTTCAGGTTTTCCCATGTTTCGCGAAGTTGACCAACAACAATGTTATCAACGGTTTCCCAGTTTAGTTCTACAGTAATTTTTCTAGACATATCAAATATCCTTCAAACGATTCTTAGCTTCTTCCAACTGCTTTTCGAGATCACTGATAACAGACTTCAGATCATCCTTCTCTTTGTTTTAAAAGGGTGTAAACTTCTTAATTAGATTGCGAACGACAACATCAAAACCGTCTTTGAGGTCTTCAATTGCAATATCTTTACCATCAACATTCAGCTCGTAACCGGCTTCATTACGACTACGGTATCCAGTGAGAGTGTTACCATTATAGATGAAAGAAAACCAATCATCATTCGATTGAATGTCAGCGTTACCAGAGACCCAAGCGTTACCAGAGACCCAAGCGTTACCAGAGACCCAAGCGTTACCAGAGACCAAAGCGTCACCAGAGACCTCAGCGTCACCATAGACCCAAGCGTTACCAGAGACCCTAGCGTTACCAGAGACCAAAGCGTCACCATAGACCCAAGCGTTACCAGAGACCCTAGCGTTACCAGAGACCAAAGCGTCACCAGAGACCCAAGCGTTACCAGAGACCCTAGCGTTACCAGAGACCAAAGCGTCACCAGAGACCCTAGCGTTACCAGAGACCAAAGCGTTACCAGAGACCTCAGCGTTACCAGAGACCTCAGCGTTATCCAAAATATTTTTCATATCAAACTCCATTCGTTATATTTTCAATATAACTCATTTTCACAATAAAGTAAACAGAAAAATCACCACTCCGGCCCAAAAGTTTTATCAGTGCGTTCGTAAACTTGAAACCAATCACATCCATATGCTGGACAGATATGGATTCTCTCAGGAAGGTTATTCTTATCCTTCTCTCCACCTTCACCACAGATGAAGTAGATCTCACCGAGCTTTTCAGCCATTACCTCGTGCTTGAGGATAACACTTAGCTTGCGTAGGTTCTTCAATTCGCCTTCGAAGGCTTCTACCTCAAGATTCATCGGCGGTATCCTCTGGTTTTCCATAGTGAAAGCCCCTTTCATCTTGATAACCTTCTGGCGCAAAGAATGCCAATAAACTCAGTACTACGAATGAAAGAGCACTGGCTAGTAGCCATATAGCAATCCACGACATCACACCACCTTTTTATAACGATTGACAGTGCCGTCAGGTTCAACTACCATGACCTCATCTAGATCTTTGTTGTAGGCCATAATTCGTTGTTCTCCTTCAGCAATTACACGATCCCTCATGCGAAGGGCACGAAGCACAGCATTGGCAATACCAAACTTATTACGATTGGTTTCAATAGCATGCTCTACAGCATCAGCACATTCCTGATAGACAACATCGGGAATGTCCCAACTCACATCAATATATGACTTATCAGTAATACCACGACCTACTCTGCGTAGATAATCCTGGCCTCCATCAACAGCAATGTTTCCACACTTGCACTCTACATAGCTATGACGATGCGCTGAAAAAATAAAGTCGTCACACTTGTTGCAAATCACAGCATTCTGTACAATCATGCCACTAACCTTTCATGAACCATTCGAATATGCTTGCACTTGCCATGGAAGTTGAAGCCGGTGCAATTGCAGACCCATCCACGGTCAGTCATGGTAGTGTGGTAGGTCTTGCCTTGAGAATTTGTGTACGGCCACGAAAAGCCGACAAGATGATGATCCTCGCTGAAGTTGATACCATCAAGCTTCAGAGGAGTCTTGAACGGATTGACGCCATAGGTCTCCATCAGACGAACACCCATCCGCCAATTGGACTGTATGTCATAACGGTTTCATCAAACTCGTTATAGACAGTCGATTCGAAACCAGCCTTCTCGGCAGCTTCCATTGCGTCATAAAGACTCGGGCCTTCATAGACCGAGTAGCCGAAGTTGTTGAGATATGTCTTAACCATGATTCACCCTACTATCATTTCGAATTAATGTACACTGAAAAGTAGCGCGATCACGCATAAAAATATGAATCCAATCATAGCAAACCGGAAAATATACTTGGCGGACTTGAACCCGATCCAAAGAAAGAGGCCCAAGACCGCCAAGAGCGGCACTGATAAAAGAAGGAGAAGAAGAGTTAACACCGCCTCTTACCAGTTGCCGGGTCGGCAGCATCAGACTTGGAAAGGACAACAAGTCCGCCCTTGTTATAGGCTTGGCCGACAATATAATTGCTACTCACCTCGAGCTTTGCACGCTCGTAGGCAAGATCCTTTGTGAAGTGCGGGCCAATCTCATTCTGAGACTGATACTTCTGGCGATGATCTGAGACCTTATAGTCTGGCATCTGAGTACCACGAAGCTTGGGCTTGTAGTTACCCTTGCGATACTGAATATACTCATCAAAGGTCTTGGCCTTGATACCAAGTCGCTTGCACTGTCGCTTATGGTCAAGCCAGTCCATAGCCATCTTGGTATGCGCTGCAGTCGTAACCTTTTTGCCACGCTTGCCAGTACGAGTAGTAGTGTAAGCAGGACCTAAAAGATGCATTGTCATAATGTAACCTCCAGATCCTGCTATACACCGTCATTCAATTAATGTACATCGCTAATTACTTACCGACGTTCACGATACCCTTGAAGTCATAAGGAACAACAACGGTCTGAACCTTGCCGGCCTTCACGCCTTCGGCGATATCCTGCAGGGCCATAGCAGCCATGTACTCGGTAGCACCGCGGTTAGCATTCAGAGCAGCAATACGCTGTGCTTCCAGCTTAGCAGTCTGGACTTCAACTTCCTTACGCTTCTGTTCGTTCTGAGCCTGAACCAGCGCATTAGCCGATGCTACGATGTTACCAGCCGGTTTGATCTGACGGACAAGAACCTGCGACAGCGTAATGGATCCATCAAGCTTTTCAGCAGCCAGCTGGCTAACGATTTCCTGACGGATCAGCTGTTCCATCTCTGCACGATTGTCAGCCATCTTCAGCGACTCGTACTTACGAGCAACCTTATAAGCAGCATTACGACCAAGCTGACGAATGTAGTTGTACATCAGCAGAGTGTCGCCTTCCTCGGTGTCAGCGTGGAAGCCACGGTTCTTCTCGATGAAGAGCTCGGCAACCGAGGTTGGATTGATCGAGTAGATCACAGCCATGTCGAAGTCGGCAACGGTCGAGTTATCCGAAGCCAGAGGAGTCAAATCAGTAATATCAACCTGAACATCCTTGGTTGGGAAAGTCATAACATCACCGAAGATCGTCTGGTTCACAGAACCAGGCATCAGTTCCGTGGTTTCGATGGTCTTGTCGAATGCACGACGAACACCGACCTCACCGGTCTCAACTCGAGTACAAGCAGCAGTCGTAGCCAGCAGACCAGCGAGCACAGCAACCTTAGCATAACGATTCATTATATTCATTCCTTTCAATTAAAGTAAGATAACAATAGATGCAACAATCAAGATTGCCAAGGTGGCACAAGCTAAACTATACCCCAGCACCTTGGCAAGCTGGAGCTTTTCTCGACCACTTGCAGCAATGAATCCCTGGATACCCAGAAACACCATTGCAAAGATGGCCAGAAATGCAATAATCATTTTACTCATTAGTTAGGTCCACTTCCATTTCCCCAGGCATCAACTGGACCTTCATATCCAGTCTCTGCCCAACGCTTAGCAATACGAGCATCTACTTCTTCAAACGACAGAGGTTCGTAGTTGGTATGCTCGACCGAGACACACAGGTAACGAGGATCAGGCATCTCTGTATCCTCGGCATATCCATGCTTCCACCAGCCCATCACCTCGTTCGCATGCAGGTGACCATGAACGTTCACCTTGAAACGATGTGTGATACAATCTGGGTGCAGAGGAATATGACTCAGGATGAACTGGTCGGTGAACACACGAACACCATACAGCGATTCGAAACCAACCTCGTAGTAGTCCTTATCACGAAAGATATCGTGGTTGCCACGAACCAGACGCTTCTTGCCGTTCAGTCGCTTCACCAGATGAAGGTACTTACGGTTGATAACAACATCACCTAGGTGGTAAACAACATCGTTCGGCTTGACCTTCGCGTTCCAGCGCTCGATCATAGTCTCATCCATCTCTTCGTTAGAGGTGAATGGACGCAGAGGACTACCATCTGGCAGCTTGAACTTTTCCCACGAATTGGTATGTCCGAAGTGTGTATCGGAGATAACAAAACGATTCACAGAATTAGTCATCGTAACATTCTTCCAGTTTATCATTTGCAAACATAACCAGCACATGCGCCAGATCCAGCGCCTGCTCCTTGGTCAGCTGGGTATACCAGTAGCCAAAGTCGTAGCGATCTTTTTCGGATTCTGGTCTTGGAAAGGTGAGTTGGACGCAGCGGCCGTCGGGCCCGCCGAAGAAGCCGACCATCGACATCTTGCCAGTGCGGCATTGAACAGATTTAAATTGAGTGCTCATATGTTTTTCCCATTCCGTATAATCTATATCTACACCGGAATGGGAAAAATGTACACAAAAAAATTACTGTTGAAGCAACATTTCGATCAATGGCTTCAGTTCATCAGCGTATTGTTGGCCAACGCTTGTGCTCAGGATTAGAACAGCAGCGCCGATTAGAGCAACCTTGATTGCTATAGACTTGTATTTTGACATTTCTTCTTACCTGCCTTGGATTTGGGTTTACAAACGTCAGGGTGAAACATAGTGTCTCTCAGGTGTAATATTTATAAAACCATAAATAGGAGCATGACGACATGCATACTTATTCCTGCCCACAACGAGGAAGTTGTGTTGCAGAGCACGCTCAATTCTCTCTATGAAGTGGGATTCGATCCCACCATTATTTATTGTGTCGACGACTTCTCTACAGACAAAACCTACGATATTTGTATTGAAAATAAAATAAATGTCTGTAGGACTCCAACCGGACTAGGAAAGGCCGGCGCACAGCAGTACGCCATTCAGCATTTCGAGCTGTGTGATAAATACAAATATGTAATCATGATAGATGCTGACACAAAAATAGATCAAAACTTTAAAGATGTTTTAACGTTGAATCTGCTACACTACAATGACGTAGATCTTTTTATTGGACAGGTTACGAGTTCTAAAGCAAATCATATCTACTCTGCGTATCGAACTGTAGAATACACGTTCTCGCACGAGGTGGTTAAAAAGGGACAGGCAGCTTTCGGAGTTGTTTATGTTGCGCCTGGGTGCGTTTCAATATATTCAACCGACATATTAAGACATTTGGAATTTGATTCTTCGGTGCTTACAGAAGATATGGATCTCACGTTACAGGTTCATAAGTTAGGCGGAAAGATCAAATACCTACATGATGTGAAGGTGATTACGCAGGATCCGAGTACGTTCAAAGACTACCATAAACAGATGATGAGATGGTACGGTGGATTCTGGCAGGTCATTATGAAATACGCCAACAGAAATAACAGGTTTAAGGGCGTTGATTTTTATCTGCTTTATTTGATATTAGATTCTTTGGTACTGAATAGACTCATCATGCTTTCTGCGAGCTTCATAGTACTTGGTCTAAAATCTATCTTATTGGTCTTGTTTATTGATATGTGCATATTTGCTCTCGCTGCAGTATATGCTTCATACAAAAATGATCGCAATGATTTAATATATAAAGTTCCAGTTCTATATCTTTTGTCGTTTTTTAATACGTATGCTTACATAAAAAGTTTCTTTGACGTTATAGTGCTTCGAAAGAAAAAGAATAACTGGAACAAAGTTAAAAGATACGGAGAATGAAATGAAAAAGTATATACTGGGAAGCTTACTTGCTCTCGTCGTTCCTGCCACTGCACATGCTGAAGACAAAAACTTTCCAGGAAGCGCATGGGTAAACGTAACAGGTCCACATGTTTCTGGAGAAGAAAAAGGAAACTGGGTTCTATCCGGAAGAATAGAACAAGACGCCGTTCTTACCGAGGTTGCAGACTGGAAACTCGCCGCAACAACCGGTATTGGATTTAGCACCGATACAAAAGGTTTTGAATGGAACAACAAAATCGTTCCATCGGTAGGAGTGAAAGCAACTCGAGAAGCTTTTGGCGGTGTGATGAACGTGACCGTTCAGTATGCCTACGAGAGACGCTTTGGCAAACTATACAAAACCGACGATCGCTCAGATGGCGGCGTGCAGGTTGTGGTTAACTACTGGACAGGTTGGGGAAGATGATTTACAATCCATCAAATGGAGTTATTGCATTCATCATGAGATGGCCCATACTCGGCGGTTTGATCGCCGGAATCGGAGCTATCAATACAGAAGGATGGCTAGCAGCCGTGCTTGCCTTTGTGGCAGGAAGCGTCGCCGGTGCCTTCGGTCTCAGCAAACTTTTCAAAGATCAAATATGTGATTGCGAAAAGGATGGTTATTTTAAGCCTGAAGGTTCTAAGCTAGAATGGATCGTTGAATACAATCCAGAGTCAGGTGCAGAAAGACCGTGGGACGTATATACGATGTTTGCAGGTATTGAAGCTACAAAGCAACACTATGCGTCGTATGCTACAGAAGAGAATGCTCTCAAGAAGATCGAGGTTCTAAAGGAAATGGCTTCCAAGGTTACAAAAAAGTAACCTTGGAAAACCCTTCAGTTTCAGTTGGTTCTTCGTAAGAAGCAATCATACGGTCAATGGCATCCTGTGGAATAGTTTTACCCAAACGTTCTGAGCGTTCAGACAGTCGCCGTTCTAATTCCTCAGGTTCAGGTGTAGGGAACACTACACACTCAAACTCGTAACCATACTTCTTGAGCTTATCAATGAACTGCTTGCGCGACTTTGCCGACATATTAGTACGATCAACATAAAGATCATATCCGTTCTGAGCTGCAATCAGCATACGAGCTACCATAGCCATGTCTGCAAAGCGGATCGTCTCCTTAAAGATCTGATCATAGGTAAAGCCGTAGTCATCGGCCAAACCATTGATGATGTTATCAGTAGAGACGATCCATGCACCCTTAGGCCGGTTTTCGATAAGCCACGTGGACTTACCTGAACCAGGAACACCAACGAGAATTGTACACTTAGGCATATTATACTCCAAGAGACGACTTATTGTGCCATTGCTTCATGAAAGCACGATATTTTGTCATGTTTGGTTTTTGACTACGATTCCCACAAATCCATCTCCAACCAAACAAAGCGGTTTGTACACAAACATAATAGTAATGCCTGCGGAACCATTTAGTCATTGTAAGTTACTCCAGGAAACCAAGCATCACGAATCGCTTCGTACTTTACAGTCTTGGTCAAGTTGTTACGAATAACATTCTTAACTGCTTCGACAATCTTGTGATCGTCAGTCTCATCCCAGCACTTAAAAATCGTAGCACGAGTGTACTGATTGAACGCAGGTGCGATTTCGAGAGCAAAGGTCTTACGATCAACATTCTCTTCACGGATATGCTCGAGCATATTGCTAATCAGTTGAGCCTGACCATACACTTCGATATTGAACAAGTGCTCAAAACGACCAAGCTCAAAACGATCCTCAGCAGGTAGATGAGCCTTAATGTCATCCAGTGCTTCATCCAGAATCAGTTCGACAATGTTGCGATCCTGTAGGATAGCTTCCTTCGCCCTGTGAATCTGCAGGTACCAATGGCACTTCAGCTTAAGCATGTGCCCATCATAAAAACGAACTACGAAACCTTCGAGGTCTTCCAGATCACGAACGTACTCGACGAAAGCCTTCATATCAGTCTGTGGTTCGAAGGTACGAACAACTGGAATACCCGCAAGTTCAGCAAATGAAGAAATATAGAAATAATCCATATATTCACCAGTCTTCATGTTTCGCATTGCAGTCAAGATAAGAGTATCTTCCTTGTAATCCAAAACAATGCGCTGCTTGCGTGAACACCATTCAAAGATCGGAGTAAGACCTAACAAGATAGCATTGTTCGCCAATGCTTCGTATTGGGGATTGTTCTTAACGAACTTTTCAACAGGCTTTGCCACATCAGTAGCGCCCATCTTCGTACCCCAGATCATCTGATCGATCACAACGAATGGCGCAATCATCGAGCCATCGAGCTTTTCGAGGATAGCATGTGGACGCGACAGATCAACAACATGGTCCTGAGTCTCTTCACGCTCATTCACGTTGAAGAACTTGTGGAAAGGACGACGAAGGATCTCACCAGTCTCAGTGTCGAAGATGATACCGCGGCACTCACGACGAAGGCGAGCGTGAAGGTTTTCTACTTCATAATGGTCGTGGTTTGCACGTAGATCATCAGACGCAAGCACATCAGGAAACGTATCAGCCATCATCACGTTGTAGTTGATGACGGTGTAGCCTTCCTTCTCGGCAACCACGAACTCGTCGCGGCCTTCGATAGCAGGCAGCACATCAGAGATGTTGGTGATATATGGAAATTCGTAGTTCATAATCAAGTCCTAAAAAAGTCAGATGGCGAGGATCGATCCACACTGCAGTCACTAGCAATTTACGAAAGATCACTCGTGATCCACACCATCTGATAGTTTAGTTTTATACTATATTCGATAATATGTACACAGTTATTTTAGTAGAAGTAAAACTCTCTGAGTTCGTCTGTCATTTCGACATAGACAGGAATCGTTCGGTATCCACGATTTTCCCAGTAATCAGTATTGCCTTCAGTCTCAAAGGTCTCACCAAAAAACTTGAACCCGAACTTACCGTCGCCAACGACAGCGTATGCAATCTGCTGCATTACAAAACCTTTCCATCCAGAGTGAAGTATCCGCGACCGAGCTCGTCCTTTTCGAACACCAAAATTCCGTCGTTCTTCAGGATCTGAAGAGGAGCTTCACCGTGAGGGTTGTAGGCTCCACCAAGGCGGCTAAAATACTCTTCAACCGAGTAGTGCTTGATCAGGGTCTTAAGGAACTTAGCCTTGGTAACAGGACCGCGGTGCTTGAACCGAGCAACGAACTTACGTTCACCGGCTTCGGTGTTATAGTGAAGGTAGCCACCGTGGTATTCGAAGTTGGTCTTAGTAAAAGCGGTCATGTTCATCTCCATTCGTTATTATTCACCCTACATCACTTTTCAAAATATGTACACAGTTATTTTTTAAAAAGATGAAAAAAATTAGAGTTTGGAGAGATATCGAGACATCCAGTTAGTGAAGGAGCGGCGGATTTTTCCGTTGCGGATGACATCGTCGATTCCGTAGCCGACGATATGGTTGTTGTAGAAGATAGGACCGTGGTTACGAGTAGGGGTTTGGAGAATGTAATCGGCCATGGTTTGGATATCGGGGAATTCGGGCGAGTGGTTGTTTTGGCCGAGGTTATCGAAATATTGGATGGTGTACATGTGTTTTCTCCTCAATAGAAAACCAACCTACACCTTTTTCGAAATAATGTACATAAAAAAAGGGACGGCCCGAAAGCCGCCCCAAATGCGTGTAGCAGGAGGAACCCCACCTGTAATCCTGCTTATTCCAGTCGTCAATTAAGACACTTGCCTCTTTCACGGATGAAACCGCAAATCCACGCACCACATAGTGTACTAGTATTTATACAAGTTCGTCTGCTTCTTAGTAACTTTTTTCACATTTTTGTAGAAAAAATGAAGGAGTCCATCCATCAAAGCCACCACCAAAATTCAAGTGGCGGCAAAGAGTCTTTGCTTCTTCTTTAGTCATATCACTCTTCATAATCTGGCGTGTTCCAGTTTCTACAACTTCATAAGTCATATGTACATATCCAGACACTGTTCCAGGGTTAGTAACAGAGGGAGTGGGTGCCCAATCACCAGTCATTTGTACTTTATAGTTTACCATCATTTTTTCCTATTCTTTACATCGAGAAAAAGTTGAAAGACTATCATAGAAAGTATACCAAGCCCAATAGCTAATAATGTTCGTATGATATCAATCATTTAATTTTTACCTTTAACTTTAACTGTAATGAACAAATGTCATCAGCTTCCATTTGTGATCCATATAATGACCAAACGACGGGAAGTAGTTCATGAACTGCTCCACACACTTATCTTTATATTCGCCGAGCATGGTTAAATCAATGTCTGAGTGAGTATCTTCATAATCGCCCCAGCGAAGGTCTCCTGAGTCAAAAAGGATCTTACCAAAGATCATATAAGAACCAGACATGCCATCTAGGATGAGAGCCATATCCTTGTTGTCCTTTGTCTCATCATAAACCTCATCCCAAGCTTCTGAGAACTCTTCTGAGAACTCATCGATCTTTACACCATACACAGTGTAGTAGTGTGTGTTAATTCCCATCACTTGAATCCTTGAAATTTATTACGATTGAACTTGTTTACCGGCTTAGACTCTTCATTCATTCTACTACCAGAACTTGACGTATCAAAGACTGGCGTATCATCAACAATATCATCCTGTGCAGACTCCTCTGTGTTGTACAACTTCATCTTCGAGTAGTCAACACCGATGACGAACCGTTTATGATGAGCAGGATCTCCATAACGATTCTTCAACTGCTTGACCATAATCTGACCGAGTTGCTGTAGTTCCTCGCTCGAGATCAAGGCAAACATAAAGTCGGCTGTGGCCGGTAGACCAAACGACTCAGAGGTATCCTCAAGGCCAACGTCAGATGACGAATAACCGGTACGAGTTGTCTGAGTAGCCGATACGATCGGAACGTTGCACTCGACTGCCAGCCCACGAAGTTCTTCGGCAATCGCCTTAATCATCGTATAGGAGTTGACATTCGACCCGGCACGAATACGACTGGACATACAGATGTTCAGGTAGTCGATATAGATGATGTCAGGTACAAAGTTCTTTTTGATCTTAAGTTCGTTGATCAGGTGGCGGAAGTTAGCCGAACCAGCACACGCGGTCGGGTATTCCTTTACAATCAACTTGCCCTTAGCGCGCTTCTTCACACGGGCCATGAGAGTATCATAGGTTGTCTTTGGAAGCTCACGAAGATCAGCAGTCGACATACCAAGCAAGTTAGTATCGATACGCTCTGCAATCTTCTCCTCAGACATTTCCATAGTGATGTATAGGACGTTGAAGCCAGACATGAGATTCTGTGCAGCACAATGACACATGAACAGAGACTTACCCACACCAGTGCCGGCAAGCGCAATGTTCAGGGTCTTGCGTGGCAAACCGCCATTCGTAATCTTGTTGAAGAAATCCAGGTCAAACGGAATCTTCACCTCGGTACGATGATAGAACTCATAACGAGCATCCGAGTCGTCAAGGAAGTCGTGGCCGATGCTCGAGTCGAACGAGACAGCCAACGCGTCAGACAGAAGCTGAGGGATGGCACCAACCGAGATGCCATCCTTCCTCTTGTTATCATCAACAAGCCTGATCGACTCCATGAGGGCATTGTAAAGAGCTTTGTCCTTACAAAACTTCTCGGTGGTATCGATCAACCAATCGATCTCACGATCTTCGCTCTTGGTCAGACCACTGATAGTAGCCTCGGCGGCCTTAAACTCTTCGTCCTTGAGCCCACTCTTGTTATTGAGATCAATAGTAAGAGCCTCCTTCGTAGGAAACTTACTATATTTGCCAACGTACTCTTCAATCAGTTCATAAACAGTACGATCAACATTATCAGTGAAATACTCAGACTTGAGAAACGGAATTACCTTACGTGCATACTCTTCATTATGAATCAGATTTCCAAAGATAATGTTCTCAATTTTCATTCATCTTCCTCGAGTTCTAGATCTTCAATAGTGTCTTCACTCTGCATGATAGAACCAGCAGCAACCGCGTACTTCTTCTCAATAAATTCATTGAACTTTGGGCAAGTAAGGATCGGATGCCAGAAGTTGAAGTCATAGGTATCAGCCATGCGGTAGTTCTTGTCAAGGATCTCACCAGTCGACATATCAACCTTCTGGAACCAACCAGCCTTTGGCTTGATCACGTGACCAGACTCAAGAGCCATGTCCATCAGACCCGACCACTTGCTGATGCCCTTGTCCCACGATACTTCGATAGGGATCTTGCTCTTCTCCTTGACGAACCGGCTCTTCTCAACGTTGATGATGAAGTTATAACCAGTCACATCCTTGCCGTCCTTCTCCTGCTGACGGCCGATGATGAAGATGTTATCAGCAGAGTAGTAGATGCCAGTACCACCAGACACAACGGCCTTCGAGTACATTTCCTGAGTCTGATAAGTGTGGTTGACTACGACCAGAGGAATGTCCTTCAGATTCAGGTGAGGCGTAACCATACGGAACAGAGACTTGAGTTGCTTCGCACGAGTCATGTCCGCTGCCGAGTTCTGCTTGAGAGCATCCTCGACTTCCTTCTTCGAGGCAAGGTTACCAACTGAGTCGATTACGATGATGACATGATCACCGCGCTTGATCTCTTCAAGCTGCTGCATGATATCAAACTTCAACTGTTCTACATCAGTGATGGGCGTGTGCAGAACACGTGACGTGTCGATACCGAACGAGTTAAAGTATGCCTGAGGAGTACCAAACTCCGAGTCATAGAAGAGCATGACAGCATCTGCATACTTGTCCATGTATGCCTTTGCCATCAGTAGACTAAACGAAGTCTTAAAGTGCTTCGATGGGCCGGCCCAGATCGTAAGACCCGGAACAAATCCACCATTAATCTTGCCGCTCAGAGCAATATTGATTGCCGGAACAGTAGTAGCCACCATATCCTTGGCGTTAAAGAACTTGGAATCGGCTAGAATATCCGAGTCCTTGATTGTAGTATTTTTACGAAGTTTATTCAGCAGATCCGACATATGTCCTCCTTGTATTCTCAGTATAGCACGTAATAATAATATTGTACATCAAGAATTTAGAACACCGAGCAACTTTTTCTTGAATGCTTCAATCTTTTCTGCTCTGTTTGGCCAATGGATATATGCATTCTGGTCTGCATCTTTTACCAGGTTATTTAAAAGCGGAAGTACCATTTTATAGATCGTCTCAGCCTTTTGTTGACCTTCTTGTGTGGCTGCTTCTGCCTGTACAAATACGTCCTCGCTGACAGTCGTAAAGCCGAAGTCGAAGTCGTCGTCAAAATCTGTAATACTCATACAAAGAAATCCTCCAATGTTGCACGCTTCTCTACGTGCCAACCGATAGTGTTGATGATAGATTCGATAGGTTTGATGTATGCCTTGTCAAACTGAATCTCACGGTCGATGAACGCACCGAGGCCGAACTCCTTTGGAAGAGTTGACGGACAAGAGATGACATGCTCCTTGGTCGGGTTCGGCTTCTTGAGATAAGCGAACTTGATCTTTTCACCGGATCCGATGCTCTCATATTTATTCTGGAGCTTGAGATCTTTGATGATTTTGTTGTAGACCACAGCACCACGAACATGGATTGGGCAACCAGACTGGAACTGACCAGCGATGTAATACTTTTCCATGTCCTTGACAGACGAGGTGAAAGCAATCTCCTCGAACGGCAGCGTATTGAATCGTGCACGGAAGTCTGCAACATAACGATGGAGCGATGCTTCATCCTCGTTCATGATGATCTCGAGAGACCTCTTAATACCATCACGACACGACGGAGGAGTCGAAGAACGAACTGCTTCGATGCCCATCATCTTGAGCTTTGGCTTATCATACTGAACACCCTCTGAGTTCCAGACATTAAGGATATACATCTTCTTTGCCTTCCAGATGCCCTTGTTTGCGATATTCTCTCGCTTCATCTGCATCTTCTGAGCATAGGCGTTCATATAGTCGGCTAGCTCTTGATAAGCACGATCGATAAACGGCTCGATCTTTTTCTTGCATGCATCATCAAGGAACTTCACGATCGTCAGATCATCAGCACCATTTGGATACATCATGTGTACCAGATAGTCAAGCGTGATGTAGATCGAGTCGGTGTCAGATGCAATCACGTAGTCCATGTTCTCGGTCTTAAAGAGACGGTTGAGATACTCGTTCATCTTCTTCTCAATCCAACGGATCGAGAGCTGGCCAGACATCGTGATAGCCTCGGCGTGGTTAATGTCAAACCAACGGAAGTACTGATTGCCGAGAGCACCATAAGCCGAGTTGAGCTGGATCTTCTTGGCCATCTGCATGTTATCAAGGCGTGCAATCTCCTTGAGGAGTTTCTTATCCTTGGTCTTCTCATATTCCTTCTTTGCCTCGATCATCTGCTTCTTGTACATCGTACGATCGTTGTACATACGATCCATCAGGCTCGGGAGGAATCCTCGTTTCTCCTTCGAATACATACAAAGGTTGGCGGCGAGAGCGCAGTTCGTCTTACGAAGATATTCACTGAACTTCTCTGCACCGCCAACAAGTAGGTCGTCGATCGTCACCTTATCATTCAAGCGAGTCACAAA